CAGGCGTCGGTCACGATCACCGGCTGACCGTCGAGGGTGACGATCTCGCCTGCGAGGGTGAGGTAAGGGGTGTCGGGAAAGGGGATGGGCAGCGCGTCGCGGATCTTCACGGCGCCGTAATAGAGCAGCTGCGGCCCGGCGGCGGTGCGGTGCCACAGGTTGTAGAGATAGGAGCGGTTCAGAGCGAGCGGCGCGAGGTCTGCGGGCGCGAGGCGCAGGGTGAGCGCACCGTACGAGGCCACCAGATGGGGCGGGCCGGTGAGGGTCACATCGGGGGGCAGATCGGGCCCGGCGGCGAGCGTCAGGGCGAAGACGCCGGCGGTGTCGGCGATCCCGAAGCGGGTCTCGAAGGTGCTGCCTTCGCCGATCTCGCCCAGAGGCTGGCGCCGGGCGGTGGGGGACGCGGTCATGGTGCGGTCTCCGTTTTTGTGGTCGCGGGCTCTGTGGTCCCCGTCTCAGTCGTCTCCGTCTCAGTCATCTCGGGCGTGCCACGCTCGGCTGTCAGGCTGGTGGCGAGGGTCGTGCCGAGGCGGTGGGTGACCCGGGTCAGACGCCAGCGCCCGTCGAGTTCGGGCAGCAGGCCCGCGATCCCGATCTCCGCCCCGGCCATCAGATCCCCGCGGAAGCCGCCGAGGGTGAGATCGATCTGGCCTGCGGCACGGGTGTTGCGGGTGAGCGCGGCGCGGGCCGCCCGGCGGGCCGCTTCTTCGGTCGGGTGGCGATGGCGCAGGGCGAGGACCGGTGTGCCGTCCCCCTCGGTCACGGTCTGCACCGCACCCGCCCCGCGGTCGCCCCATTGCGCGGTGACTTTGCCATAGAGGCCGCGCCCGGTGATCTTCCAGCGGCCCGAGGTGATCTCCGAGCGCTGGATCGGGGTGACGGGCAAGGCGGTGCCCCCGGCGCTCTCTGTGGCATCGCGGGGCAGCACCACGAGCGCGCCGCCGGCGGGCTTGGCCACCGCGTCGAGATCGCGGGCCAGCCGGGTGAGCAGGTTCAGATCGCTCTCGGCGGTCTGGGCGAGATAGGGATAGGCGACGGAGGCGAGGCTTGCGGCCACCTTCGCGGTCAGCCCGTGTTCGCCTGCGATGGTCCGGGCGATCTGCCCGAGGGTCTGGTCCGTCCAGGCGCGGGTCTTGCGGGCGCGGATCGGCCCCAGCATGTCGGCCGCTTTGGCATGGAGGGTGATCGTGTCGGGACCGATCCCGCCGGTCACCTCATCGACCACGAAGCGGCCCAGCGCCACCAGCGCGCCACGATAGCCCAGCGCGATCTCCAGCACCGCCCCGCCCGAAGGCAGGGCGAGGCGCATGTCGCGATTGTCGAGGGTGATCTCGGCGCGGTCGGCCTGGGCCCCGGCCTCATCGATGACCGACAGGCCGAGAAGCCGGTCATTGACGCGGCCGGTGATATCGGCCCCATCGGCGCGGATCTGGAAGGCGATCTGCATGGGCGTCAGCTCCAGAGCCGGATCGGGTGGCGCACCGGGGCCGCCGGCGCGTCGGGCAGCAGGATCACCAGCCCCTTCGGCAGGACCGGTCCCCGGGCCGCAAGGCCGGGATTGGCGTCATAGACCGCTTCGGTCATCGCCTCGGAGCCGTAATGCGCCTTGCAGATCGCATCGATCATGTCGCCTTCGGTGGTGCGGTACGGGGTCACAGCAGGCCTCCCAGTCTGGCGCTCAGCCCATCGGCATCACTGCCATAGCTCTGGAGCGTGAGGGTGAAGGTGATGCGGCGGGGGGCGCCATCGCGCAGGAAGGTGTCCTTCTGCTCGTCCACCCCGGCGATCACCCAGCGCTTCCAGACCCAGCCGAGCCCGTCGACCATCATCAGGGGCTGGCCCAGCCCGGCACGGGCGCGCATCAGATCGACCTGCCTCAGGCCACCTTTGAAATGGGGGTATATCACCCCGTCCATCCGCACCTCCTCTGTGTCGGGGCCGAGATATTGCAGGGCGGGCGCGCGGCCGAGGCGGTCAAGCTTGGCCCAGCGATAGCCCGCGCTGCGCTGGAAGCGCTGATAGGCGCCGTGGCTCATGCCAAAGCGGAAGGGACCGAGAGCCATCATGATGAGCGCCGAGGGTCCCATCAGTAATCCACCCCGTCATGGAGATCGGCGCGGCGGGCATCCTCGCGCCGCTCCAGCTCCTCGCGGATCCGCCGGGCGAGCGTCGCCTCATCCATGCCGGGCGCGGCGGTGATGGAGATGGTGATCGTATCGCCATGACGGATCACGGGCGGCGCGGGTGTCGGGGCCGCGAGCGCCGGACGGCGGTCGATCAGCGGGCGTGCCGGCGCGCTCTCTGCGATGGCGGCAGCGGCGGGGAGTGTGGCCGGAGCGGCAAGGGTCGCGGCCATCATGGCGGCGCGCAGCGTCCGGGCGGGCAGGATCTGACCGGCGGTTCCGGGGACGAAGATCTCGGGCGCCCGCTCGCCCACGAGATAGGGGATCCCGGCCCGCACCGGACCGCCGCGATCCCGCCCGCCCGCGACGCGGGGCGTCGCGTCCCCGTCATCGCCGGAGACCCAGCCCCAGGCGCTCTTCATCCAGCCGGGCACGAGGCCCGAGAGCTTCGCGCCGATGGCGGCGACCATGGGGCCGAGCACCGCGTTGGCCCCGTCCCAGAGGGTGCGGATCATCCGGTGCCCGGTCTCGGCCAGATCGATCGCGCCAAAGGCGGCGATGATCTCGCCCGGCAGGCCCAGCACCCGGCCCAGTTCCGAGAGCAGCACCTGGGCGCCCTCGACCGCGAGGGTGAAGGGATTGAACTCGGCGATGAGGCGAAAGACCCCGTCGAGGAGGCTGACCCGGAAGGCATCGGTGACCGCGCGGAGTTTGTCCATCAGCGGATCAAAGATCCCGGCGATCTTGCCGCCGATCTCGCCCAGCATGGTCACAAAGCCCGCGAGGCCGGTCCCCGCGGCCTGTCCCCAGCTCTGCCATTGGCCGGCGCTGGCCTCGAGCGGGCCGGTGAGACCGGAGATCCATGTCCCGATCTTCCGGGCGCCCGCGACCAGCCGGTCGATCATAGGGCCGGCGGGGCCGAGCCCGTCGCGGAAGCTCTGCCAGAGATTGGCAAAGAAGGTGCCAAGGCCGGACCAGTTATTGGTGATCCACACGCCTGCCATGGCGATCCCGGCCAGAAGCGCGCCGATCCCGGTTGCGAGCAGCGCCACGCGCAGCGCGATGAAGGCGCCCTTGAGAAGCCGGAGCGGGTTGAGGAGTGCTGTCAGCGCCCCCGCCATGCGCGGCAGCAGGATCAGCAGCCCGCTGCCGGCGCGCAGGATCTGCAGGACCGGTCCCAGAAGCGCGAAGAGGCCAAAGCGCAGCCCGATCGAGGCGAGCTTCAGGGCCAGAAGCCCGGCGGTGAGGCGGAACGCCAGCGTGATCAGGTCGGGATGCGCCCCGGCCCAGCGCTCCAGCGCGCCGATCACGGGAATGACCCGGTCGAGAAGGCTGACGATCTGCGGCAGGAGCACGGTGCCCATGGTGATGGCGAGGCTCTCGGTGATCGAGCCCAGCCGCTTCAGCGCCCCGGCGGTGCTCTCGTTCAGTTCCGCCGCCACCCGCGCCGCCGATCCGGTCTCGGTGAGCGCCTCGGCATAGGTCTGCAGCGCGCCGGAGCCCGCCTCGCCCAGAAGGATCGTCGCCGCACTGGCGGCTTCCATGCCGAAGATATCGTTGATCAGCGCGGCCTGACTGCCGGTCCCGAGATCCTGCAGGGCGGTGTGGACCTCGGCGAGGATCGTCGGCATGTCGCGCAGATTGCCGGTCGCATCCATGGTGGCCACGCCCAGCTGATCGAGGGCCTCGGCGGCGGGCTTCGGGAGGGCTGCGAGGCGCAGCATCATGGCGCGCAGCGCGGTGCCCGCCTGACTGCCCTGAATGCCGGCATCGCCGAGCTTGCCCGCCATGGCGGCGGTCTGCTCCAGCGAGACGCCCAGCGCGGCGGCATTGGGGGCCACATACTTCATGGTCTCGCCCAGCATGGCGAGATCGGTGTTGGAGCTGGTGAAGGTGTTGGTCAGCACATCGCCCAGCCGGGTCATCTGGGCCGCGTCGAGCCCGAAGCCCGAGAGCACGTTCGAGGCAATATCGGCGGCGCGACCGAGATCGATGGCCCCGGCGCTGGCGAGGTTCAGCATGCCCGGCATGGCGGCGATGGTCTGGGTGGTGTCAAACCCGGCCATGGCGAGAAAGCGCATGCCCTCCGCGGCCTCGGAGGCGGCCCAGGGGGTGGTCGCGCCCAGCTCGCGGGCGGTGGCGGTGAGCCGGTCGAGCTCGTCGTCATTCGCCCGCGCCACCGCGCCCACCCCGGCCATGGAGCGCTCAAAACTGATCGCGGGGCGGAGCGCGGCGGCGAGCGATCCGGCCAGCGCGGCCACCCCGAACGCCTCACCCATGAGCGCGCCCTGACGCGCGCGGTTGGCGGCGATCTGTTCATTGGTCCAGACCACGCCCCGGCGCCCGGTCTCCTCAGACACGCGGCCGATCCTGCGCAGCGCCGTCGTCGCGGCCTGCGCCGGGCCGGTGGCCTTGTCCACCAGCTTCAGCACAAGCGCGATATTGAGATCTCCGACGGCCATGGGGGCTCCGCTGTCAGGGGCGGGATCCCGCGTCAGGGGCGACGCGGGCCCGGGCTTTCTCGCGCCACCCCGCCAGTTCGCGGAGCGACATCCGGTTCAGGGTCTCGGGCGTCCAGTGGAAGACGAGGGCGAGATCCGCCATCGCCTCCTCGACATCCTCGGGCAGGATCAGCGGCTCTCCTTCAGCGCCTTCAGATCCTCCGGCGAGACCAAAAAAGACGCGGCCCCGGCGCTGAGCCCGAAGAAGTCGCGCAGAGAGAGCGCGCTGATCTGGGCCTCGGAGAGCGGCGGCTGGGTGATGCGGGGCAAAAGCCGCATCATCTGCCCGGCCTCCATCTGGGCGATCTGGGTCATCGACAGCCCGCGCAGCTCGCCCGCGCGCGGCTCGCGGAGCGTGATCTCGGTGACCTCGGCCCCGTCCACGGTGACGGGGGCCGACAGCGTGATGGTGTTCGGGGCGGGTTTGGGCTGGACGGGTTTGGTCTCGGCTTTGGGGGGCTCTGCTTTGGCCATCGGGCGGGTCCTCTTTTGAAGCGGGGTTTAAACGGGGTGTTAAAGGAGGTGTGATCCGGGCGGGCGGCGCCGCCCGGCAGACAGGGGCTCAGGCTCAGAGACCCATGGCGCGGCGCATCTCCGCCAGCTGATCGACCCCGCCGATGACGCGCTTTCCGGCTTCGATATCGATCTCGAAGAGCTCGTCGCCGTCCTTTTGCATCCGGACATAATCGACCTCGAGGCTGAGCTTCAGCGGCACGTCCGAGCCGGGCTTCAGATCGGCGAAGTTAACCACCGACCAGCGCCCGCCGAGGGAGGCGACAAAGCTGTCGGCCGAGAGATCGTGCTCGCCCATGGCACCGGGGCGGAAGGTCATCCGCTGGCGCGTGCCGAACATCTTGATCAGCTCCGGCGGCCATTCGGCCAGCGTGATCTCCGACTGCAGGGCCTCCATGCCCATATCGATGGCCAGCGGCCCGTCCATGCCGCCGCCGCGGTGGCTGGCGGTCTGCAGCTTCAGCTCGGGCAATTTGCCCTCGAGGACGCGGCCCGCATAGCTGACCCCGTCGATGAAGGCGTTGAAGTTCCGGATGGTGCGGGGGTACTGCATCACGGCCTATCCTCCTCAGGCTGCGGCTTTGACCGAGGAGACGAGATCCTCGTAATAGGTGCCCTCGCGGTGGGCGCGGAACACCAGGTGCTCCAGCGGCGCGGGTGGCTCGAAGGCGTAATCGAGATAGAGCTTGCCCGCTTTCAGCGTGGCCTCGGTGTTCAGCTCCGCATCGAGCCAGCAGCGAAAGCCCAGAAGCGCGCCCTGGCGCACGAGGCCCTGCCCGAAGGCCTGCACCCCGTCGCGGATATCCATGAAGAGCTGGGCCGACATGGGCCGGTCCATGGCCCAGAGATGGGCGGCCTCCACGCTCTCGGCGAGGAGATCGGCGGTGCGGCGCACCGACAGGAAGGCCCATTGCGCATCGGCGCTGGTGGAGCGGTTGCCCCAGAGCCGGAAGCCGTCACGGCGAATGATCGTGGCAACCTCGGCCTCATTCATCCGGTTGGCTTCGGTGGCCGCCGAACTGAGGTGAAAACCCACCGGCCGGGTGGTTCCGGTGATGCCGCGAATGATCTGGTTCGAGGGCGACCACCAGAAGCCCTTCTCCACATCGCGCCGGGCAATCAGCCCCGCCACATGGGCGGAGGCGGGCATGGTGACATCCGTGGCGGAGGCGGTGTCAAAGACGGTGACCGCCGGATCGACGATGAAGAGCCGGTCCGAGCCGTAATTTTGCCGATCCGCCTTTGCGTCGTCCTCGGAGGTATTGGGCCCGTCCTTGACCACCACGGCGCGGAGCTTCTCGCTGACCGAGATCAGGGCCGAGACCACCGGATTGACGCCCTCGCCGGGCAGCCCGGAGGTAAAGCCCGGGGCGATATTGATCCGCGGCGTCAGATCGAGCCGCGCGCGGGCCGCTTCCAGCGCCCAGACGCCGGTCCCGAGGCTTGCATCGCCCACCACATTGGCCTTCGTCTCGGCGGGCGTCGCGCCCTCCGCCACGGCGACCATGACGACCTCCTGCACACCTTGCGCATAGATGGCGTTATAGGCATCGCGCAGGGTGCCGGTGGCCCCGAGCGCGGCGGCGGCGCGCGGGCCCGAGATCAGAACGGGCTCATTGAGCGGCAGGCCTGCGGCCGCGGGCGCGGTGCCCACGAGCCCGATGACCGAGCTTTTTGCGGTGCGGATGGGGCGGATCCCGTCATCGATCTGGACGACTTCGACCCCGTGGAGAAACTGTTCGGGCATTTGGGATGCCTCCTTTCGATCAGAATTGAGCGGCCACGGCCTTTGCTTCGGCCGGACAGTCCGGCCAGGCGGTGTCGGATGTGTAGTCAGCGTCAGGATCCGCGCTGAGCGCGGCATAGGCGGCGCGCATCTGCGTCACCCAATCGAGCGCGGCCGCGACACCCGCGAGCAGCGCCAGATCCCCGGCACTGCGCCCGGATCCGGGCCGGGCTGCGATTTGTCCCTGCGCCAGCGCCATGTTTGATTGCGCCTCGGCGGAGGCGATGGCGTAGATCCGCCGCCGGCATTCGGCGCGGACGGCCTCCTGCCGGTCCCCGAGGGCCGCGGCGGCCAGGATGGCGTCGCGTGTGGCGGCATCGGGCGTGGCACCGGCCCAGGTGATCTGGTCGTCGCGGATCATCCGGATCGGAAAGCCAGCCTTCCGGGCTGCGGTGATCATCGCGGGGTAAAGACGCTTATCCATCGCGGGCGACCTCCACGATCAGGAGTTCCAGCTTGTCGATGGACGCCGTGGCGCCGCTGCCGGCACTGGCCGTGTCCATCAGGCATCGTTGCTGGAGGGTGACGGAGGCTTCCGCCGCCGTCCGGTTATAGCTGAGGAAGCCGCCGACATTGCCCCAGATCCAGACCGACCCTGTCGCGGGTCCGCTGTCATAGACGTATTCTTCATTGCTGATGATGCTTCCAGCCGCATTGGTCAGGAAGGCCCTGGCGCGGGCGCGCGGAAGGTCGGGTGTGTAGAGGCGCAGCAGAGACGACCACGAGATGTAGAGCGTCGAGGTCAAACCGGGAAACGCGCTCAGGTAGCTCACTTCATGGGTGACGACGGCATCGGCATGGCTGGTCCCGCCCGGATAGGCGACAAGGGGGTTGGCGTCGTCGAAGATGCGCGTGAACCTCGGCGTGGAGAGATTGAGCTGCTCCTTCAGCCAGGCGGTGCGGTTGGCCAGCTGCTGGGCGGCGATATTGGGCACACCGGATTTGGTGGCGATATTGGGCGGGCCGCCAATGACCGGATCGGTGGTCTCGATCTGGTAGATCCCGTCGATCCATGTGGCGTCCTCGGTGAGGTTGGTCATGCCGCAACTCCGTAGGAATAGATGCCGTCATAGGAGATCGCGCCGTTGTAGCGGTGGGCGGCGCGGGTGAAGGACAGCCCCTTGAGATGGCAGCGGGCGGGCGCGGTCTCGCGCAGGATGGCTGTCAGCTGCTCCGCCTGATCAAGGGTGATCGGGCGGTCGAGATAGACGCGGTATTCGGCCCAGTGATCCGGCGTGCCATAGGTCTCGGCGCCGTCATGGACGAGGTCTCCATCGTACCGGTAGCCGCCAAAGCCTTCGACGATCACCGCCGTGCCATAGCCAAAGGCGGCGATGGCGGCGCGCACCGAGGCGACGGTGCCCTTGCGGCGGTGGATGGCCAGAGAGGCCGCGACGGCCGCGCGCTGTGTCGCCTCCGGCCAGTCGCGGTCCCAGATATCGACCGAGAGCGCCCAGGCGAGCCAGGGCAGGAGCGGCGCCGGGCAGGCATCGGGGTGCATCAGCCGCGCCACCGGCCCCAGATCGGGACGGGTGCGGGCAACGGCGCCCTCAAGCGCGGCCTCAAGGGGGCTGTGATTGGGCGGCAGGATCGGGACCGGCTCAGACATCGCGGCCTCCGATGCTCACGCTGCGCGCCTCGGGCGGGCAGTATGCGGCGGCCTCCGGCCCGATGACGAGATCTGCGGCGGGCGTGGTGAGGGTGACATTCTGCACGCCCGGCTGGTGGAGCGCGGCAAAGAGGCCCGAGCGGGTGATGTCATGGCCCAGCCGGTGATGATCGGAGAGATAGCGATCGAGCGCGGCGGTGCCCGCCTCCAGCACCTCCGCATCGCCGGGCCCCTCATAGAGGGTCAGCTCGGCGGTGACGCTGAAGGGGGTGATCTGGGGGGCCGCGACGATCACGGTGTCGCACAGGGGGCGGACCTCTTCGGCGGTCAGGGCCGCGGCGACGGTATCGAGGAGCGCTTGCGAGGGCGTGCCGTCTCCCGCGCGGGCCAGCACCGAGATCCGCACCTCGCCGGGGTTGGGGCGTTCGACACTGGCATCGGTCACCTCTGCCGAGGCCGACAGGGCGTGGAACAGATAGGCCCCGCGGGAGCCTGCGGTGGTGTGGGCTTCGAGGGAGAGCTGCACCCGGCGGCGGAAGGCGGCGTCGCTCTCGAGGATCTCCGGGATGGGCGGGCTGGCGGTCGCATCGGCCGCCTGCACCACCAGACGGGCGACGCTCCAGAAGGCGGCGAGCTGATCGAGCGTGCCGCCGGTGGCCTTGGCCAGCAGAAGGCCTTTGGCGTTGTCGTTGAACTCCTGCCGGTCGAGCATCCGGAAATACGCCGCGACCCGGAGGATCTTGCGCATGGGCTCGCTCTCGAGCCGGATATGGGGGCTCAGCTCGGGAAGCCTCGTCTCCACATGGGCGGTCATCTCTTCGAGAAGCGCGTCGAAGGAGACCTGTGTGATCACCTCGGCGGCGGGCAGCTCGGCCAGATCGATATCGCTGAACCGGGTCATGGCGCGGACGCCTCCTGCGGATCCAGATCCACCGGGAGCGGCAGGACCCGGCCCCCGGCATCGGTCAGCTCGAACACCGCGCGACCGGGGCGGGCGTCCACCAGTTCAATGCGCGCCAGATCGATGCGGGGCTCCCAGAGTGCCAGCGCCTCGGCGGTGGCCATATAGGCATCGACCATGGTCTCGCCGTTCAGGGGCTGGTCGATGATATCGGGCAGCTCCGAGCCATAGTCGCGCAGCATCACCAGCGTGCCCTTCGGCGTCGTCAGGATATCGAGGATCGACTGTGCGAGATGCGCGTCGCCCCCGAGCCCGAGGCCCGTATGCCGGTTCATCCCGCTCATTCGGTCGTGCGGGTCCGCCTGGCGGAGGTCGCGGGGGTGGCGGAGGTCGTGGAGGTCGAGGGCGGCTCGGGCTTTGCCGCGCCCTCCGCCGGGGTGACGTTCTCATATTGCGCCTGACGCGGTGTGAGCGAGACCGGGTCGCCGGTCTTGCGGCGCTGCCCGGCGATCCAGCCATCGGCGGTGACAAGGTAGTCGCGGGTCTGTGCGGGTTTGCTCATCGGTTGGGCGCTCCTGTGTTGCTGTTGCCGGACATGACGTCCTTGTGGGTGTGGGTGACGAGGCTGACGCCCTGGGCGATCACGTCCCCCTCGACGATCACATCGCCGGTGACGCGCAGGCTGCCGTTCAGGATCATCTGCCCGCCTTTGAGATCGATCTGCGGGGTGCTGCCATCCGAGCTGCAGGCATTGCTGGCATAGAGGCTGGCCACGATGACCCCCTGGGCGATATCCCCGCTCTCGCAGGCGACGAGGACCTGCTCGCCCTCGCCGGGCATCCACCAGAACTGCAACTGCCCGGCGCGGATCTGGCCCACGGGCAGCAGCGGGGAGTGCAGATCGCCAAAATCCACCACCGCCCGCGCGGTGCCGGCATCGACCGAGACGACCCGGCCTACGCGGATCAGGTTCTCGATGCGGCGATCGGCTTCGGCGAGCGGTTCAGACATCTCTGCCTCCGATCCGGGTGTAATCGTCCTCATGGGCCGCGCCGATCTTTGGCGCCTCGCCGAGATAGAGCGCGAGACCGAGGGGGGCGTCCGGGGGCGCGAAGAAGCTGACGGGCTGATCCCAGGTGACCGCCCAGAGCGAGACGCCATGATCGCGGGTCTTGCCGGAGATCAGCGTGTGCATGCGCACGGCCCGGGCGGCTCCAAAGGCATCAACGCCCCAGCGCTGCTCAGGGATGAGCTGCAGAAGGACCTGGCAGATATTGGCGGCGCGGATATCGCGCGGCGCGCCCAGCGCGTCCTTCACCGTGACATAGGCCGCCATCTGCAGAAGGAACCCGGCCGGGGCCCCGGCATGGGGCGTGTCCTGTCTGGCGCCCAGCATCGAGATCAGCACCGAGGGTGATGGCAGGCCGGTCTTCTTCAGCTCCTCGAGATTGAAGAGCCCCGCATGGGGGCGGCACTCGCGCAGCTCCGGCATGCGGGTGCGGACGGCTGCGCAGATCGTGTCGGGCAGATCGGAGAGCAGCGTGTCACTCATGAAAAAAGCCCCTCCAGCGTGCCGGTGACCAGATCGCGCAGATCGATCGCGTCCTCGGGGGAGAGGCCCAGATAGGGGCGTGCCGGGAGGCCGGAGCCGATCTCTGCGCCGCCGATCTGGTGATGGGCGGCATAGATGAGGTTCGAGCCCACATGGACCTCATCGCCGGTGGCATAGCTCGCAAGGCTGTCGGTCAGATCGCCTTCATTCACCAGAAGCGAGTGCTGCTCTCCCCGCGTCGCGGCATAGCCAATGGACCAGTCAGCCCAGGGGGTGCCGTCGGGGGCCTCTTTGGAAATCATCCGGCCGCGCGCGCCGCTTTCGAGCAGCGCCCCGGCGGCATCGGCGAGGCTGGCCATCTCGAAGGATGACAGGCGCGCCAGCCGGGCCAGCGCGGCGTCAAGGCCGGGGGTGGTGAGGCGGAGCGTGGCCGACATCTCAGAGCCCCCGCATCCGGTCGCGGGTGAAGACGCGCTCCGGCCCGGTGATCAGCACCGCATTGGGGCCGGTCTCCTCCGCCGCGCCGGTCTCGGGATCGATCGGCGCGGGCAGGTTCAGCGCGGCCACCCCGCGGGCGATGTCCTTGAGGTGCTTCAGCGTGTCCTCATAGCGCCGCCGGTGCTCCTCGGTCAGCACATCGCGGGCGAGCGCCAGACGGTAGAGCGCGATATCGACGCAGAACTGGGAGAGCAGCGGCAGGGCTGTGGGCAGCGGCAGCGTGTAGCGGGCGGCGAGATAGCTGTCGATCTCGCCGCTGGCGTAGTCGAGCGCCCGGTCGATCGCCACGGCATCGGCCACGCCATCATCATCGCGGTCGGCCACGAAGAGCGCGTCCTCGGAATAGAGTGTGACGATGTCGTCTTGCGTGGCGTAGGCCATGGGGTCCTCAGGTCAGGTGGGGCGGTCAGTCGGGCTCAGGGGACGATCAGGTTGGATTGGGGGCGGCAAAGCCCGCCGCGCGCATCTCCGCCCAGACCGCGTCGCGCAAATCCGGGGTGATGCGGGCCTGGACATCTGCGGGCAGGATCTTCTTCAGCGCAGGGATCTTCGGCGCGCCGTCCTTGCCGAACTCCTCCGCCGGTAGCGCGCGGATCGCCTCGTCGAGCATCGCGGCGAGCGCGGTGGCGCTCTGCTCATCGAGCGGATCCGGCCGCGCCTCAGAAGCCGCGATCTCTTCGTCCGTGGCCTCCCTGATCTGCAGATGCGGTTCGGCCTCGAGACGGGCCCAGTCGTCCGCGCCGATCTCCTCCCGATCGACCGGGGTGCCGGTGGCCGCAAAGACGCGGCCCGCCCGGCAGAAGGTTGTCTGGTCAGCCATGAGGCCGACCGCGGTGATGATATGCGTGATGCTCATCGGACCCACCCGTTACTGCAGCCACGAGGTCACGATGACCTCGCAGGCGTTGTAATGGGGGTTCGACGCGCCGTTGGCGTCGACCATGGTCTTGAAGAGCCGGTTGGCCGCGCTCTCATTGTCGGGCGAGACGAGGCAGATATTGGGCCGGATCCCCAGCGGGCGCCCGCCATCGGCGGTGAACTTGCGCATCTTCGTGCGCGCCGCCTCGAAGCTGGCCGCCGTCAGATCGGCGCGGCTGCCATAGGCCATTTGCCAGAAGCCGTAGCCCCCATTGCAGCGGTAGCGCGTCCCCCATTCGAAATTGTCGGTCTTGAAGACCTCGTCAGAGGTGGCGGCGTTGGTCTTCTGGACGAACTCGGGCCTGGTGCGCTCCTGGAAGATGAAGGGGCGCAGGGGCTTGGTGGTGTCCAGCAGAACCCAGAGCGGATCGCCCGAGCCCGCGTCGTTATCGTAATTCGACACCGCCGTAACGGCGCCGGTCCCGTCATGGTTCGCAGCCACAGGGTGATCGGTGTCGAAGAAGTTCTGGCCGTCATAACAGAGCGTCGTGGCCCCGGTCATGATGATCTCGGCGATCATACGGTCAGGGTGGTCGGCGGCACTCTGGCCCATGGACGCCATCAGCGGGCTGTAGACCCCGAGGCTGTCATCCTCGATCGCGGTGCGCGGCACACCCACCGTTGCTTCATAGAGCTTGTTGGTGATCTGGTAGCCACTGGCCTTCATGTCCTTGACGACACGGGACCCGATCCACTCGCGCAGCTGCGGCGCGTCGCCCAGCCAGCCATAGGTATTGGAGGTGCTGCCGGAGGGCACAAGGGTGGCGACGCGGTTGAAGAAACTTGCCTCGCGCGCCGCGTTATAGGCGGTCTGGAAATCGCGCCGGTAGACGGTGTTGAGATTGGTGATGAGCCCGGGGGTCAGGATTGCCATGTCGGATCAGCCTTTCTTCTCGGCGGCGAACGCCTCGCGCGCCTGATCTTCGGTCCAGCCATAGGCCGCGGCGATGGCCCGCTGGTCTGTGTTCAGAGCCACACCTCCCGAACCCGCGTCCTTGGCGCGCGGCGTGGCGGGGGTGACGATCTCGGGCAGACCCGCGACCATGGCGGTGAACGTCTCAAGCCCGCCCTCGGTGCGGCAGGCGGCGAGGTGATAGTCGCGGCTGGCGGGCGCGACCTTGCCGGCTTTGATCGCCGCGTCGACGGCGGCGGTGATCGCCTCGTCCGCGCGGGTCTTCTCGGCCGCCTCGAACGCCGCCACGCGGTTCAGCGCGAGCAGGTGATCGGCCCGGGGCACGAACTTCTCCGGATCCGGCACCGCGGCGCGGTTCAGCGCCACCTGCTCGGCCTCCTTGAGTTTGGTGATCGCCACGACCGCATCGGCCGCGCTGGCGTCGGAATTGAGGCCAAGCGCCTCAAGCACCGCCTTGTCCATGGCTGGTGTCTCCTCAGGTTGGGAAGGAAAGGCCCGGTTCAGCGCGACCAGGTCCAGATTGGGATTGTTGGTCAGACCTACCGAGACGAGGCGCCGGATCTGGCGGGCCGCGTCATAGGCAAAGACCGGCGAGCAATGGGCATAGGCGCCGGAGCGCAGAAGCTCCGTGCCGGCCGCGTTCCAGTCGACCTTCGCCCAGAGCCCGGTCTCGCGGCTCTCCAGATCGGTGATAAAGCCCATGGCCGGCGCCGGGTCCCCGACGCCGCCTTTGAGCTGGGTGGAATGCTCGATATCGACCGGCAGCTTGTTGCCGCGCCGCCGGAAGGTCTCGATCACCGCATTGGCGTCGCTGAGGGTCCAGGCGCGCCCGTCAATGCCCCGGATGCCGGGACCCGCCGGGATCACGTTGATCCAGTCGGGCACCCCGCCACCTTCGGCGTTGAGCGCAATGAGTTCGGTGGGATGGATGACCTCGTTCATGAGGCCGTTCTAGCGGGGCGCTTGGCCCCGATCTCCGCCGACAGATGTCGGGGGGCGGTCGGTCTGGCTGCGATCATGCGGGGGGAGACAGGTCGAGGCTAGCGGCTGGTCTGGCCCCTGCCAAGGGGCGACGCGCTCAGAGGCCTCAGAAAGCCCCGCTTTTGCCTCCCGGGACCCGAGACCCCCGAAAATCCATCCCGGCGCCACAGACCCGTTTAACTGGTGTTTAACGGCGAAGTCTGAGGGACACCACCGGGGCGATCCGTCGCCTGCGGGTGGGGCCGGGCCAGATCGGGGGCAAATCCGTTGAAAATCGCTCCCGAAAGGCGCATAATATCCGCGACGCGTTCGAACCAGTCGGAGCGCCAGGCATTTAAAGTCCTGGGAGGGGAATTTCCGTCCCTCCGGACGCGTCACTCCCGAATAAGCCTCCGACCGTCTCATTGAAAATCGCTCCCGAAAGGCGCATAATATCAGTGACGCGCCTGAACCAGACGGACCGCCAGGCATTTAAAGTCCTGGGAGGGTAAGCCTCCGCCCCTCCAGGCGCGTCATTCACGGATCAGCTTCCGGCCATTGTCTTTCACACGGCGCTGCCAGCGCCGCCGGGTCGTCTTGTGCGCCGTCGATAACCAGACCTCACCCGGCAGGATCTTCCACACAACCTCGAACAGCGCCCCTGTCTCATCTGTCACCGGCTGTACCAGCGCTGGCGCGCGGCCTTCGCGCGCCTCATGGTAAAGCGGCCCCTCCGCCAGCCCGTCCGATATCCGACGCATAAGCTCCGGCGTGGCGGGCGTGTCCTTCGTGCCGATCTTCAGCCCATACTCATCGGTGATCTTCGCGAACCGCGCCGTGGTGCCGACCACGTCGCCGATCTCAGGTGGCAGGAGGCCGATCGAGACCTTCGCGCCGGACTGGCCCTTCAGCACCCGCTCGACCATCCAGCTCGACGCCATATCGCGCAGCGCGGCGCGGGCGGTGGCTTCATCGGCGTCAGCGAGTTTGCCATCGAGCAGCTGCTGCATATGCGCCAGACGCATCTGGCCGGGATTGCGGTCAAAGCCCGGATCGATCCCGGCCGGCACATCCCGGACCTCGCCGGTGCGGGTGTTGACCACCTCGCTCGTCGGGATCTGCGGCGGATCGCTGACGCCCAGCGCTTCGGCCCGCGCGCGCGTGATCTGGCGCACCCAGCATTTGCAGCCCCAGCCATTGGGCGGCATCCACGCTGACCAGAACGGATCATCGACCGGCAGAACAAGCCCGGCCCGCGCCGCATGGGCGGGGCGGTGCTCCTCCGAGGGGCCAAGGCGATACTGAAGATAGGGCAGCGCCTCTTTCGTGCGCTCGATCCGCTCCCATTGCCCGGCGGCGCGGGCCGCGCGCAGGTTGGTGCGGTAGATCGTGCGCAGGCGGCGTGGGCTGCCGAGGGTCACCACTTTACTCTCGCCGGTCACCGGATCGGTCTGGCGCGCCTTACCCCACCACTCCTTCAGCCGGTCATTGCCGCGCCAGCTCTTCTGGAAGGTCTCGAAGGTCAGCCCCTCGTCAATGGCGCGCTGGACCTCGGCCTTTGCCGCTTTGAGCAGGTCCAGCTCGGCCATCTTCGCCACGGTGAAGGCCACGGCATGCTCTTCGGGCTCCACATCCTGCCAGCTGAAGGACGGGTGCAGGCCCTTGCCGCGAAAGAACCGCGCCACCTCCGGCGGCGGGCCGGGGGTGAAGCTGTAGTCCGGGCGATCCGGGCGATCCGGATGGTCAGCCATCGCGGACATCCCCGAGGCCGCGGGCCTGGACCATGGCCCTCACCAGCCGGTCGATCAGGGGCGCACTCCGCATCTGCGGCAGCACCTCGCCGAGCCGGGCAATCGCCTCCTCAAAGGACGTGCTGCCAAGGATCACCGCGTCGATGGGATCGGTCAGCGGATCCATCACTCCCTGCCAGTCCTCCGCCTCCTGTCGTTCGATCGCGTCGAGCTCCTCCCACCAGGGCGCGGTCCCGGGCTGGTTCAGGGCGTCCTTCGTCGCAGGCTCGGTCGTCTGAGGCCGGGCCTTGGCCACTGGGCCACCGAACACCTCGTCATCAGCGTCAGGATCGGAGAAGCCGAGCTTGGCTCGCACCTCGGATTGACGGAAGCGGACGCCCAGCGCGGCCAGCCGGGCCACGTTCTGCAACACCATGTCGGTGTCTTCGGCCTCGGCGATCTCGATCAGGAGCTTCGGATAGGTCGCCTGCACCCCGAAGTTCAGATCCACGAAGGGCCGGACCAGATCGCGGTTCAGCGCCGCGGTCACCGCCCTTGCATCGGCCTGGGCGATATCGTGGCGCACCTCATTGTGCACCTCGGCCTGCGCCATGGACGAGCCGTCATCGCTGGTCATGGTCTGGCCGAGCACCGCCTTGGAGATCTGCTCGTCCACATAGCGCCCGAGGTTCTCGAACACCTTGTCGCCGGTCGTGCCTTTGCTCTCGGTGAACTCGATGCGCATGTCATCGGGCAGGATCGCGGCGGCGTCCGAGCCGATATTGGCGACCGCGCGCAACAGCACCTTGCGATCTTCAGGCGTCGCGCTGGGACCATAGCGGCCGAGACGCAGGGGCAGCCCGTAGGTCTCCACGAAGGCCATCCAGTCCTTCAGCGTGTAGGCTTTGCACATCCATGAGAAGGCCACGACCCGCGCGAGCCCGCCCCGGAAGGCCAGACCTGATTTGAGCTGGGCGTCCATGCGGATGAACTTGAACGGCGTGAGCGGAACGCCGCCAACCATGTCCTCCTCATCGATAAGCCGCATCTCGCGCCCGGTCTCCCGGTCATAGGTGACAAAGCGCGGATCGACCCGGACAAACCCGGCAGGCCACCAGCGGCTGCGATCCCGGTGCCAGTCGATCTCGACCAGCGCAAACCCCTTGCCCAGACAATCGAGCAGATCCTCGATCAGCTCGGAAAACCCCTCAGCCTCCGCGATCTGCTCGGTGACGGCCTCGGCGATGGCCTTCTCCTTTGCGCTCTCCCCGGCGGGCACCACGCGGGGCGCCACGCCAGAGACCGCGCGCTTGCGGGTGCCCAGCACCGAGAAGTAATGCGGATCGCGCTCCTCCATCTCTTCGGCGAGCTGCACGAAGGCCCCGAGATCGCCCTGATCACAGGCCTGCAGGATGCCGGCGAGTTTGACCGGGGTCAGGCCCAGCGCGACGGCCTCGGCAAAGGCCGAGCGGATGCCCGTGAGCGACGGCGCGGCCTGCTCTTCGGTGAGCCTGGCGAGCTTTACAGGGCGGCCATAGGGATCGAGCACGGCCATGGGGCGCTCCTTTCTGAAGGTTACCAGATGCCGTCGCGGAGGCCGAAGCCCCCGGTCAGGGCGACGTCGCGGTCAAACTCCGCCAGATCCGGACCGGGCCGGACGGGGGTGTAGGCGTAAGGCTGGGCCCCGGTTTCCGCGCAGCCCACCGCCAGCGCGCAGGCCCAGAACCGGTCCGCATGGCCATCTGTGTCCGTATCGGCCACCAGCCGCCGGATCCCCGTCGCGCCGGTGACCGAGCGGATCGCATGCAGATCGGCCCGCAGAGCCACATCGCCCGCCGGGATCCGCACCCGGCGGTCCTGCATGGCTTCCTTCAGCCCGGTGGCGAGCTCCAGCTTTGACGCGCTCGTGAAGAGCACACCCTGCACCCGTTCGCTGCCATGGCGGCGTTTGGCATCCTCGACGGGCTTCTCGCCCATGCCGGTCTGATCCATCCCGCAGCGGATCACCCGGTAGCGGCGGAACACATCGTCGAGGAGCTGGTCCTGCTCGGCGAAGGTGATGCGCTTGCGGGCGATGATCTCGCGGGTGAAGAGCACCCCGTGGATCTCCTCCAGCACCACGATGACAAAGAGGTCGTTGCGGGTGGCGATATCGACCCCGACATAGCAGGGGCCACCCAGATAGCGGGCCGGATCCCCCAGAGCCGCGCGCTCGCAGGAGGAGATCAGATCATAGTCAAGCCAGGCGGAGGCCGCGTCGAGCCATCTGAGCTCGTATTCCTGCGCCCAGGCATCCTCGTCAGCCATGCCCGCGCGCAGCATGTCGATATCGCGATCGAGCCCTTGTGCGACGGCCTCGTAGATATCGACCACATGGCGCGACCAGACGCTGTCCTCCGAGGTCATCAGCTCGTAGAACTTGTTGCCCTTGCCGTTCGGGGTCGAGATCACCCGCAGCTTTTGCTGGCCCTTGGAGATGACCGGAAAGAGCGCGGCCCAGATCTCGCGGGATTTGGCGTGGAAGGCGAACTCGTCGAGGATCACATTGGCCGAGAAGCCGCGCGCCGTGTCGGGATTGGCGGGCAGCGCGGTGATCCGGCTGCCATTCGGGAACGCGACCTCCAGCGCCTTGTAGACCGCGTCCGGTCCCTTCTCCTGCGGGGCGCGGAACTCGGTCTCCTCAAAACGCGGCTCACCCCCTTTAACCAGGGTGTTATAGACCTCGTAATAAGCCCGGGTGAACGGCTTGATCACCTCGGTCATCATCTCCGCCGCCTGCCGCTCGCCCCGGCTCAGGATCACCCAGCGCGCCCGGCGATCCTCGGCCCAGGCGGTGAAGCAATCATCGGCGCATTCGCCGCCCGTGGAGAAGGTCTTGCCGGTCTGACGCGAGAACATCCCGATCTTGAACCGGCTCTGATCGGAGATCCACGCCTGCTGATAGGGCAGGAAGTTGATGACGGGGGCGAAGGGCGCCGACATCAGCGCGGCTCCCGCATCCGGATCAGATAGGGCTGGCCGCGCCACCAGGCGAAGGTGAGCTCCCAGTCGATCGACACCCGCCGCTCACGGCGTCCGAAGAGGTAGGCAAGCGCCGCCTTCCAGACGGGTCCACGGCGCCAGTGGTGATCGGCCACCAGCACAAGTGCGAGATCTTTCATACGTGCTGCCGTCCGCATCATCCGAACCCCATGATCGCGCGGGCCTTGTCGGCGGCGAGCTTGTCGATCTCACCGGCGGCCACGGCCTCTTCCAGCTTCTCGGATTGCGCGGTGCGTTCGGCCTTCAGGATGCCCGCGCGCAGCTCGCTTGACCGGATCAGGTTATTGAGCGCCGTGGTCAGGTCCTTCATGCCGCGCGGATCGGGCAGCTGATCGGGCTTGGCCATGGTCATCTGCAGGCGCCAGGCGATGGTGGTCAGCTGCTGGAACAGCGCCGAGGTCACGTCCACCTCATCGGCCACGCTGACCTCTTCGAGAAAGGCGCGCATCTCGTCCTGCGCCTTCTCCTGCGCCTCGGCGTAATCCTTGAACTCCTGCCCGTAGGCATGGATCGCCGACTTGCCGATCCGGAGCGTCAGCCCTTCTTCTTCCAGCCGAACGTTCAGCGCCTCCGCGAGCGCCTCATAGCCGCCGAAGCCGCGCGCCCGCAGCTCGTCCTGCAGCCAGACGCGCAGCTCTTTGGGCAACAGATCGACCTTGCGGGGCGGCGGCATGGCTCACACCCCGGGGATGCGGCGGGCGATGCCGGTGTCGAACTGATCGCCATGGGCCACGCGCAGGCCGGAGATCGTGGCCTCGACCACGACGACCTCCTCGCCGGTGATCTTCACATAGCCCCGGGCTTCCAGCCAGCGCAGGTCCTCGACCACGTCGGTATAATAGACGGTGATCCCGTCCGGCGTGCCGTTGATCACGCTGGTCAGGATATCGGCATTCGACTGGTTGTCGCGGGTGGTGTCGAGAAACTGCAGGATGATCGCCCGCCGCAGCGGTTTGACCTTGCGGTCCAGATAGTCACTCATCGCTTGCCTCCTTCGCGCAGGTGATCTTCGTGGCGGTTGAAGCCGTTCTCGAGCCGGACCATGCGCTCGCCCTGGGCTTTGACCATGACGACCAGTTCGCCCAGCGATCCCGACATGCGCGCCAGCTCCAGCTGCAGCGCATGGGTGTCGTCCTTGCCCGGCATGTGATCGAGCCGCTGCTCGACCACGGAGATGCGCTCGTCATGGCGGGCCATGCGCTTCGAGCCCTCCTTGAAGAGCGCGTCCATGTCCTTGCGCCGGTTGGCGATGTAGGAATAGACAATCGCCCCGGCCGACAGGCCGAGGCTGAGGATCTTGATCATCATGTCGGGGTCGAAGGTCACAACGCGCCTCTCATGCAAACAGGGACTTGCCGTCCGGATCAGCGCCCGAAGCGCAGTCGGAAATGCGGCGCCTGACGTTCGAGATAGGCCCAGACACTGAGGCCGAGCGAGGCGAGGATCTGGACCGCCGAGACCGCCTGTTCCCCGGTCGCGAGGATCTCGTCGGGCGTGTCGCCGAGCCCCAGCTGACCGAAGACGGCCAGCAGATCGATGCCGAAGGCCGAGGCGACCATGATCGCCACCGACAGAAGCTGGACCCAGAAGGACGTGGCCCGCCAGGCCGGAAGGTCCGGCAGGCTGCCATTCGGTCCCAGCGTCAGGCGCGATGAGGTGACAAGGTTCGGAGGGGTCATGTGCGGATCTCCTTCAGGATCTCTTGCAGAAGGCGGATGGCGTCGGTGAGGGCTGCAGCCAGCCGGTCAAAGGCCGGCGCGTCGGGTGCGGGAGGGGAAAGCGGTTTGGACGCCCGCCAGACCGCCACCTTGAAACCGGGGCAGCCCTTGGCGGCGTAGTCATTGTGGCCGGTGACCTTGCGGATCGGGAAGCGGCGCTCAAGGTCGGCGATCAGCTTGCGCAGGCTCGCATCCTGCGCGGCGGTGAAGTGATCGGTGAAGCGGTCCGTGGAGGCCGCGCCATGCCCGCCCAGAAGGCAGATCCCGACCGTGCCGGTGTTATGGCCGCGCACATGGGCGCCGGTGCGCTCGATCGGGCGGCCCGGGGCCACGGTGCCGTCCCGGTCGATCAGGACGTGATAGCCGATATCCGACCAGCGCCGTTCTTCCATATGCCAGCGCCGGATCTCGCGCGCCTTGGCGTCAGTGGTCTGCCCCGCCCACCAGTCGGGCCGGGTGGCAGAGGCGTGGATAATGATCTCGGTGATGGGTCGCATGGGCTCGCTCCGGTCTGGAGCTGTCTTGCCATGCGGGAGGGGGGCGATCTCCGCCGACAGATGTCGGGGGGATCAGAACTCCATGTCGATCTGACGGTCGTCGCGGATCTCGCTGGCGAAACGCTCGACCGTTCTCATGTGCAAGTCAAGAGCGAGGGCCACGTCCCGGATCGACCGGCCTTCGCGCAGCATCCGCTTGGCCTGCCGCCGCCGCCCGCCGCTGCCCCGGCAATGGCCGGTGGGCAGCTGCAGACGACCCGGACCAAACCCCTCTATCAGCCGCCCGACCCCGTCCGCGCCGATGATCTCCGACAGGCTGGATCCCGTCGGGCGCTGCGGGATCTCGATCCGCGTGCCGCCGCGCAGGGAGAGAAGCCGGGTGGCGGCAATCTCGCCGAGGCAGTCGATGAGCTGGTCTGCGGTGGTCATGGCTGGTGCCTGCGCATTGTGCGGCGGTCGATCACCGTCGTGATGGTGGGCTGATCGGCGTCATAGCCGATCTTGTAGGTGAAGCGGTCGATGATCACGCCGGTCGCGCCGGGCAAGGGGTGCTCGACGGTGACCTTGCGCCGGATCTCGCGGCGCACCGCTTCCACATCGAGCCCCATCACCAGCTCCATATGACGGACAAGGGCGTGATCCGAGATATGCACCTGCATCCTGCTCATCGCGTCAACTCCACACCTGCGCGCGCGCACCAGTCCTTCAGCGCGTTGATCACCTGCGAGATCTGGCCGGCATCGCGCAGCGCATCCACATCGATCGGCACCGACTGCCAGACGCCCTCGTAGCGGCTGCGGATAAACGCATTGAGCCCCGCCCGGCTCGGATCGCGCAGCGCGCCCGCCTGTCCGAGCAGGGTCCAGAGCTTGTGGACCAGCCGCAGATCGGCCCGGGGCGCGGGTTTGTACCGGCCCTTGTTGCGGGGCGCGCTGCCGCCATCCCAGCCGCGCGCCTTGAGGTGCCGCACCACCGCCTGCAGATCGGCCTCGTCCATGTCGCGCATGGACGCCTTGCCGCAGGCCACAAGCTGGAGGTCATGCCGGGCGTCACTGTCGAGGCCAAGCTCCCGGCACGCCACATGGATCTGGCGCTGGAGACTGCGGGCGGTCATGGCGGGTGTCCTTTCTATTCGGGTTGGCCGTTCAGGCGAGCCATTGCGGCTCTCATGCGGCCGTGTTCTTCGCGGATGATCCTGTTGATCGTGGTCTCGCCGAGATCCGAGGCTTTGACCTCCGCCATCAGCTCATCTGTCTCCAGATGCGTCGCCAGCTGTCGCTCGGTCTCCCGGATCAGGAGCGCCCGGAGCCGCTGGCGGAACGCTTCGGAGTGCATGGCTCACACGGCGGCCAGATCGAGGGCGATGGGCTGCCGGGCGCCATTGGACGGGTTGATCTCGTAAAACCGCAGATAGGTCTTCGAGCTCGTCACCCGGACGGCATCGGAGATCGCATCCATGGCGCGCTGCCAGTCGGTGTCCGTGATATCGAGACGCCGAAGACCCAGAACCCGACCGGTATCGATCCGGCCTTCCTTGTTGACCTGAAAGGCGTGGTTGATCAGCGCGCGGATGTTGTCATTGGCGCCTTCAGACCAGCGCTCAACGCACGTGTCGATCAGTTCCTTTGCCGCCTGCAGTTCCGCTCCGAAGCTGAGATTGTCCGAAACGGAGACTTGCATCTCCAGCTTGCCGTCAAAGCTGCGCAGGGTCATGTTGCCCTTAGCGCCGCCTTTATTGGCACCGTATTTTTCGGCGATCAGCGCACGGAACGCATCCGCCTCGCCCAGAGCAGCGCCTTTGAACTCCGCCAAAGTGTTATGCAGCGCCCGGGCCGAACCGGCCAGCCGGTGGACCAGCTCATCCTCGAGCTTGTGCTCAGGCTTGACCTTCGCCTCGGGGACCAGGTTGCCCTGGGCGTCTTCCATATATCCTTCGGGGATCATGACATCTCTCCTTCGCCCTGTGCAGCGAGCTGGTTCTCCAGCCGCTTTGTGTAAATCAGCATCGCGGTGATCGTGCGGACCATGGCGCGCGCCTCATGCAGGGTGATCTGCGTGGCGCCGCGGTCGCCCTGATCGATGACCCGGCGCATGGCGCGCGCGGTCAGACCGGTCGTCTCCTCGTCCAGAAGGTCACTCATGCGTGGCCCCTCCCTTTTGGTTATGGCTGCACGCCCGGCAGGCCCGGAACATGCGCGCATTGAGATTGTTGGAGGCGCGCAGGCGTTTGCTCTTGCGCCGCCAGTCGCGGCAGGTCGGTGTGCCGATCTCGCCAAGGATCGGACAGGCGACGACGGCGCGCTCGAACACGCCGCGCCACGCCGCCTCAAGGGTGGCAAGATTGCCGCGATAGGTCCCGGACAAGGCGCAGGAGACGGTCGCGGCGGAATAGCCCAGTTTGCGGGCCACCGCATTCTGGCTTGTCTCGGCGCAGGCCCGGGCCAGCGCCTCGATCCAGTCGGGCATGTCCTCGCCCCAGGCGGCGCGGGCCTTGGCCAGATGGTCGACCGGGGTCATCGCTGCACCCTCCGCTCCATCACCTGAAACGTCTCCTCATTGGGATCGAAGAGGACGGGCGCGCGGATCACGCGGGGCGGAAACGGACCACGCCGCCCCCGCAGGACATAGGTCGGCAGGCGTCCGCCCGCGCGCCCCTTGACCGCGACGTCCAGATATCCGGCCTCGGCGAGATCCGAGCAGTATTTGCGGACCTGCTTGAGATCGATCGGCAGCCGCTCGGTGTTGACCACGAGCTGCAGCTCATCGGGCCGGAACCGGCGGGCCCGGCGCATCTCCTGCCACATGACATATTCTGGCCGCGCGCGCTCCCGGGCATAGAGGCTGGAGCTTTCCAGCGCCTGCTCCCGCAGCCGCCAGACTGCCGTCTGGCCATCCTGCCGCACGGTCTCGATCACCCCGGCCGAGGACCACTCCCGGATGACCTTGCGCGCCCATTCGGCGCTGACCGCCAGCTCTGCCACCAGATCGAAGCTGGTAAATTCCGGCCGCTCTTCCACATAGCGCAGGGCGCGCTCACGCAATTCGCCTGCCAGCGCCGTCTTGTGGCCCCCGGATCCCCTGATAGCCTCAGCGCTCATCGCTGCGCCCCCCGGGCCAGAGGCGTGTCGCCCTTGTAGAAGTCGCGCCCCACCCAGTCCGCGAGCGTGACCCGCCCGGTGCCGATCACCCGGCTCAGCTCGTGGATCGCGTCGAGATTGACGACGATGCGCCGGGCCGAGCCGTTGCTGGCGGCTTTGCATTTGACCTCCAGCTCCGGGTCGATCTCCACATCCGGGCAGCGCAGCTCCTTCAGGAGCTCAAAATCCTGATCATCGGCATATTCGGCGGCCACGAAGCTCAGCACCCGGCTGTGGACCTTCTCCCAGCGCCGCAGTTTCTGGGGCATCAGCTCCTCGCCGATCAGGATCATCGGCGTGTCCGAGCTCTCGTAGATGTCGCGGACGACCTCGATCAGCTTGTTCTTCACGAGGAAGTCGGCCTCATCGATGAGGATCGTCACATCCTCAGCCAGCACCGCCTCGGCGATCCGGTCGACCATATCGGCCACCGTCAGCCGGGCCGCCATCTGCAGGCCCAGCTCCTCCATGATCGCTTCACACAGCCGCTTGGCGGCCCAGACTGATTTCATCTGAACGTGGATCGCGTTGGTGGCGTTGGCGCAGTAGGAGGCCGCCATGCTCTTGCCGAGCCCCGGGAACCCGTAGAACACGCCGAGACCCGGCGCGCCGGGGCGGCGGTTTTGCAGCCGGTCCACGAGCGCCAGAAACCGGCTCACGTTGCGCAATGTGGCTATGGTTGTTCCATCTGCCATTTGTTGTTACCTTTCCTTCGTCTGCTCAGACACCGGCGTCGCGGGCGGCCACCCGCGCGCCACCTATCTCTCTCCACGCGACCGCGATTGATCCGCGATCATCTTCTGCGCCCGGTAGTCCGGATGCGTCTGGTAGGCGCGCAGCCACCGCGCCTGATCCTCTGTCAGCGCCTCGCCGCGCGCCTGGCGCGCTTCGAGCATCCGGGCCTCGGCGAAGAGCTCCCGCTCGTCGGCCACCCGGCGCTCGGGGCGCCGCGCGCCGATGGAGGTGACGATCTCCTCGATGGGACGTTCCTCCTCGGCCGTGCGCGGTTTGGGTTTCGCCATGCGGTTGCCCGGCGGGACCATCTGCACGACTTGCCGCTCTGGCTTCTCAGGCGGCGGGGGCAGCGACGCGGTCGCTCGCTCTGCCAGTTCGGCGGCGCTGAGCTGGCGCTGGGCCTTGAGCATGTCGCGGGTCGCCCGGGCAAAGGTCTTGCGGGCCCGCTGGATGGTCTTTGCCCCGTGGACGTCGAAGAAGCCGACCGCCTCCTGACACTCCGCATGGCCGAGATACCGGCCCGACAGGTCGTAAATGTGCAGCCCGTTCCACAAGGCCCGGTCGTCAAAGCGGGCAATCACCCGCGCGCCGAGATGCGCGTGCAGGAACTCGCTGAAATACGCATTGCCCATGAACTGGATGCGCCCGTGGGTTTTGCTGACCGTCACGCCGGTCGCCGCCAGCAGCAGCATGCGGCGCTGCTCCTCTGTCACCCGGCGGATCGGGGCGGTCTGATAACTCTCGTTGAACACGTCATCAAAGGAGCGGTTATATGCCACCTGAGACCGGCGATCGGGCCGGGCATTGTGCGCGACGATCTCCTGCGCCACCAGCGCCTCGAAGGCCTCCTGCTCAACGACCCGCGCGCCCCAGTTCTCGGGCTTGGCGTCGGGTTTGTTGCCCGTGTAGGCGCCCTCGCAGGCCGGGTGTCGGGCGATCCGGTCACACAGATCGCGAAAGGCGCGCTCGATGGGTTTCGACTGGCCGCTATAGGGCGTGGCCCAATGCACCTGACAGCCCAGCGCCGTCAGGATCCCGTCCACGTCATCCTCTTTGACCTTGAAGCGGAACCGGGTCTTCGTCCCGCCGGTGATGGCTTTCGCGGCGAACTCCCGGCCATTGTCGAGAAGCACCTGCTCCGGAATGCCCCACTCCTCGATCAGATCGCCGAGGCAGAGCTGCACGGTCTGGCTGTTGGCACTGTAGCTCAGCCGCCAGGCGAGGATTTTGCCCGAAGCCAGATCCTGAAACGCCACCATCTGCGGGCGCAGGACCGTCAGCCCCTCGGGCGTCTGCATCCGCACGAACACATCGAACCGGTGGTAATCGCCGTTGATGGCTTGCAGGGCATGCAGATCCGAGCGGTCCCGGATCTGGGGCGGATAGAGCGCCTTGAGCGCATCGGCCCCTTTCCGGGCCAGCGTCTCGACCGCCTTCGAGGTGGTCGCCTGATACCAGCGCCGCGCCGTGTGCAAGGGCGGCACCTCGACACCTGCTGTCGTGGCCCAGTCTTTCGCCCGGTCATAACTGGACCGGAAAGAGGGCTGCCCCGAGCGCAGGTAGTCGCTCTTCAGGTGCTGGCCGAACTCCGGGTCGACGGTGGTGGGTTTGCGCGCCGCCGCCCCATGCTGCGGGGCCAGATAGGCCAGCCAGTCATCGCGCCGCACCTCCTTGACCAAAGCAAACCAGTTCCAGATCGTCCGCGTGGAGATGGCGTTTGCGTCCGAGAGCGCCTTGACGGCTTCCTCCCGGGTCAGCCCGCCCAGCTCCAGCTTCTCCACGGTCTGCAGGATCTCCAGCCGCCGCGCGGCGGTCAGTTTCGCCTTGTCGCCCAGCGCCTCGAAAATCGCCCAGACGCTCTCCCGATCGGGTCGGTCGCCCGGCTCAGCGGCAGGGGCCGTCGTCTTGACCGTCTGCGCCAGAAGCCGCGCCCGCGCCTCGGGCGGCAGGAGTGTCCAGTGATACTCCCGGCCGCCGCCGCGACCCGCTCTCCGGCGGACCTTGCCGGTCATTCCGTCCCAGCCGGTGCGCCGGATATAATCCGCAATCCGCCGCTTGCTGGCCGGAAGGCCCGGCAGGTTGGCACAGGCCAGCTCGGCCGCGCTCCACCAGAGATGGTCGGGCTGGTCAGTCATCGCTGCCCCCTCCGGCTTGCGCCTCTGCCACCAGCCGGGCCAGTTCCGTCAGCTCCTGCGCCACGAACCGGCGCTTTGCCCGCATGCCCGCCCGACGCCAGTTGCCCGCCAGCTTGCGGAACATGATGTCATCCGGGGTCTCGATCATCGCGCCCAGCGCTTCCGCCTTCATGGCGTTCAGCGCATCGCTGGCGTTCTTCGCCTCGCCGACGGCCATCCGGCGGATCACCTCGGCCCGCCTGTCGTCATCCGGGATGCCACCGATGGTCTGCAGATCGGCCAGCGTCACCGGGCGCGGCGCCTGCCGCAAATGCCGCGCTTCGTCAGACGTGATCCGCGCGCCCGCCGACACCATCCGCCGCACATGGCGCTCCGAGAGACCGAATTTCTCGGCGGTGGTGGTCGCGAAAGCTGCAACGGACATCATGTCCGTTGCACAATTTTTGTGCAAAGCTCCGGCCACACCGGCCCGCGTCTCTGGGAACTCCTCCTCATAGAGCCGCTTGCGCTCGGCGAGGAACACGGCGTTATCGAGCGGTGTGAGCTCGGCCGAGGCGAGGTTGTCGTCGATCTCCATCAGCCGGGCGAAAGCGTCGTTGCAGGTCCAGAGCGTCGCCGGGACCTCGTCCCAGCCCAGCCGCTTCGCTGCCTCCAGCCGGTGCGCCCCGGCCATCAGCACCAGCCGGTTCTCCTGGTGGCGCACCTTGCGCACATGGATCGGGTCTTTCATCACCCCCAGATCCCGGATCGACGCCATGATCGCCTCGACCCCGGCCTCGCTGGTGTCGCGCAGCCGGTCCTCAACATGGATGCCCTCCACCGGGAGCGCGGTGACGGATTTGATCTGCTCAGCGGCCATCGGTGACCTCGCTCTCAGCAGGCCAGCCGGACAGTTCCGTGTCCCCGCTCAACGGCTCGCGGATCAATACATAAGGCCACGGCTCACCCCGGGCGTTTAAGGCCACCCGCTTCATGGCAGCGGCCTGATCGGCGGTTCCGGACCATGCCCAGACCCGGCGGGGCGTGGTGCCACGACCCGACATGTGAAGGTAGCGGCCCGTCACCGGGTCGCGCAGAAGCTGGCGCGTGCCGGATGTGCGAAAGTCCGCGAAAAATCCTGTCGAGGGCATCATATGAGAGCCTCCACCACGATAAGCCCCGTCAGCAGGGCGCCCAGCAGGAGGCCGGCGACGAAGATCAGCGCGTGGACAACGGTCCCATCGGTCCTGTCACCATCGGTGCGGTTCGGGGTGCACGCCATCACGGTCGCCCCCCGTAGGTCGCCGCCATCATATCGCGCAGGTCCTGCGTCAGATCGCGGGCGGCCATCTCCGCCCAGGCGTTGACCGCCGCGCCGGTCGCCTCGTCAAAGGTCTGGTGCATCCCGGCATCGTCCAGACCGCTCGCGTGTTGCAGCCGCAGGGCCATCATGCGCGTCAACGCGGTGTCGAGCTGATCAAACAGATCGAGCGGATCGGCGGATTGGTAAAAGGTCATTGAAACCCCCATTCAAGAGCCAGTGAACCCAGCAGGATCGCGCAGAGGCACAGGAGCCCCAGCGCATCCACGAGGATCGAAAAGGCCCGGCCGGGCTCCTCGTTCGGGAGATCCTCCCGGCCGGGCAGGTGACGGGCGGTGACGGAGCTGAACCGCACCACCCGCGAGGCAACAAAACGGCGCATCAGTAGCGCCCCGTCGGCTGAGCCAGATCATGTGCGGCGTAAGCGGCATTCTCTTTGATCCGCCGCAGCACGATGGCGCTGGCAGGCTCCTGCGCGCCAATCACCCACTCCTGCGCCAGACGCAGACGCTCGGCCTCGGTCAGGCTGGAGGAGACAGCGCGCAGCTGCTCCAGCAGCGGGCGCTCGTGCGGTGTGGGGGCTGGGAAATTACTCATCACACTGATCCTTTTGCTCTGAAAGACGGAGCACACCGCAGGGCCATTCCAAGTCCGGTGGCCAGCGCTTGGAGAACCAAGAAATGACGTGGTTAGCGCGGCGGACAGTGCAGGTTTTTTGCGCCCTGAGACCGACAAAAAAGCTGCCGTCATCAACGACATACCGTCCAAGTGTTGTGAGTTTTAATCCACGGTGCTCGCTATAGGCAGTTGCCAGCTTCACCAGATCTTCTTCAGTCATTGACATACCCGATATATTTACCAAACATTATTATGGTATTTATATCATTCGTCAACGGGTTTGTTTTTGGTTAGTTTACCATGATGGGCATTGCAGAAGATTTCCGAAGTGCTTTGGAAGCGCGCCTAGTGGCGCTTGATCTAAAGCCTAGTGCAGCTGAGCAGCGTTTCGGCTTGAAAGAAGGCACAATTAGGAATGTGCTGAGACTTGATGCTCAGAAGGGTCTAGCGCGTCGGCCAAGGATAGACACGGTCGCGGAGATAATCGACGCGCTCGGTCTTGATTTCACTATCGGTCCGCCACGCGAAACCACCCCGCCCCCCGATCTCGCGGGAGACGAGCCAGACTTTGCGACCGTCGTTCGCAGTGATGCTCAGGCTGAGGGTGGGGACGGCTTTATCAATCTCGATGAAGCGCCGGTGATCGACCGTCTCGCCTTCTCAAGGAAGTGGCTTTCTCAAAACGGGATCAACCCGGCGAGATGCGTACTGATCGGGGTGAAGGGCGCCAGCATGGAGCCCAGCATTTACGAGGGCGACCTGATCATGATCGACCGCGCTCGGCGCGAGATCCGCAATGGGCGGATCTATGGGTTCAATGATCCGGATAAAGGTACACGACTGAAGCGGCTCGAAGTAATCCCAGGAGCTGCGATCGTGATTAAGTCCGACAACCCAGATCAGCAAAAATACCCTCTCGAATACGCGACGGGCGAGCGGATGAACGCCATCTCACAGGGCATTGTAGGGCAGGTTGTATGGTCAGGGCATAAATGGACATGAAGTTCCCGCGACAGCGTATCGAGCGCCTACCGGAAGACACGTATAAAATATCGTGCGACAATCCTGATCATCCGCCCGAATACCGAACCGGCCCCGAGCTCGCCGACCTTCAGGTCGTGGGCAAAGTGCTCTGGTGGGGACATCGGGCAAGGGAGTGAATTGCATCATCATGATAGCGATCATCGCATCCATGGTGGTCGACGGTGATACCGTCAGGGGAGACATGGGAAATGTCAGGTTGACCGGTGTCGGAGATCAACCCTTTGACGCACCAGAAACGTGGCGGCCTGAGTGTCGCGAGGAGGCCAAGTTGGGCGCGCGGGCCACTGCGATCGTCAGAGCGTCCATGCCGGGAAAGTTGTGTATCATCGGGAGAGGAAATGGTGGGTATGGTCGAGATTTGGGGATCCTCTATACCTTCGATGGGCGCGACATAGCCGAGGTTCTTCGAGATCGTCGCTTGGCCAAATCGGGTAAGACGGCAAAGTGGTGCGGCTAGGCGCGGCGGAAACCAGTCGTTTGCTGCCATGCTGCAAGATTTTAGGAGAACTGACGCAGCGCCCCTTTTTTGGAACAGCCCATCCGACAATTGCAAGTTATCAGCGATGTTCTGAAGGACAGGAGTACTCGGAGCAGGACCTTGGAATCCGCTTTTATCTTTGGAACGAGCGCGCCGAGGAAGATAACGGTTGGTGTTTACAAAAAAGCATAATCTCTCCTAGCGTGTATCAGAAAGCGTAGTGCGGAGTCCATAATGTCGGCTGCAATTGGTCTGCTGCAAGCGGGTGTTGGCCTGTGCGCCCTGATGCTCGGAGACGCTTTGGGTGGTGGCAAAGATGTTGCCATCGGGGCGGGCACCGCAATAATTCTTGGCAGAAATGCTAGCAAGAGGCTGAAACTGGATCTTGCGCAGCTCGAAACGCACCTCGCCTTTTCCGAGGCCGAGCGTGAACGTATGACTGCTTTGCTCAGTGACGCGACCTATCTGCTTAAACCGCCATCCGACGGCACTCTTCGCGCCGCTCTGACCAGTGCAGAGCGAAACGACGATGTTTACCGCGCAATCGCAGTGCAGATCGTTGGCGCTTTGCCATTGGATCGGGGAGAAGATGCTCTCGAAGCCAAGTTGAAGAGCTTGTTTGAGGCCGCAACGAAGGCGCTGCTGAACCAGCCTGAGTATCAAGGCCTGCGCAACAATATCTTTCAAATTGAGGTATTGCAGACCTTTCGACAGCATCAGGCTGATGCCCTGGACGTAAAACGCAGTCTGCAGACACTTCTTGAGGAGCTGAATAGAGAACGTAATCAGCGTGGTCCCAATGTCGTCCCGTTGATCCGACGGTTTCAGGATGTCGCGGCCTCGCCGGCTGCTCTGAACCGACTTAACTTTGAAGCACAGGGTACATCCTTTGTCGGTAGGGAAAGCGCAACCCAGAGCCTAAGAGATTTTATTGAAACAGATAAACCCTTGTCCTGGTGGCAGGTGAGTGGCGATGGCGGTCAGGGTAAGAGTCGTTTGGCGCTAGAATTTCTGGAACAGGTACCACCAGAATGGCACGCAGGCTTTCTTCAGCGCCGGGACCTGTCGCAGCTCAACTGGAACACGGTCGAGTTCAAAGAGCCGACCCTCTTTGTCATTGATTACGTCGCAGCTCCGGATAAGGCGAAACAATTCGTTGAAATGATGGCCAGTCTTCAGCGTCGCATAAAGCAAGGCAACCCCAGTATTGATCATCCAGTTCGAGTGCTGATCCTGGAACGGACGCCATTCAAGTTTGATACGAACCATGGAATTTCCGCAACGAGCTGGTTACGCGCGAGCGGGGCGAGTTCCGCAGATACGGCCACGCTCGACGTGACGGTATTCAAGAAAGAAAATCCACTCCAGCTTGACCCCTTGTGTGATACTACGCTGGTCAGCATCGCACAGGAATGGCGAACCGCGCGCGGGCGTGACCGATTGGATGAAGTTGGTTGCAGGGCCCTTCTTTCTTTCCTGCATCGGGGCGAGGACCGCAAAAGCACCCGCCCGTTGTTCGCGATGATCTTTGCAGAAACTTACAAGCCGTCTGATGGGGCGTTGACGCTCGACGATATCCTCGGACGATTGCTGAATGACGAGCAGAGCCATATGGCAGAAGCCCCCGGAAAGGGGGCCAGGAATCTCGCACTGCTGGCAAACATGATCGGTGGGGTAGATGTGTCCAGAGACCTCGTTAGGAGCCTCAAGGAACGTCACGCTGGCGAAACCGCCTTGCTCGAATTTTACGAACTTCAAAACTTCCCGGACAACACGAGGGATGCTGCCGCCCGGCTTTGCGGGTATGGTGGGGCGGATGGTGATAGGATTGAGGCCAGAAGCCCGGACATCGTTGCGGAGTTTCAGGTTTGCGCCGAGCTGTCCAGCGAGCTTGGAACGGTCCGTCCGGATCAACTGACAACAGACGCGGCAACGCTCGATGTCATGTCCTATCTGGGCTTTCTTGGCCGCTTGGCCGATGATTTTCCCCGTCATACAGGTGCAGCAAAGCTGTTCTGCGGCACGGTGCCCGCGCCGCTGTCCACGCTTCTTGGCGCATCATCTGGGTCAGGGCTGATTGTTGCGTCGGAAATCGGTTACGTCAGCGGCGTGCAGCTACTGCTATCGCAGGGGATCAACGCGGACGATTGTCATGAAAAATCCGGCACCTTCCCGCTGCTTCTGGCCGCGCAGAATGGCCATGCCGCCGTGGTGGACGCGCTGCTCGCCGCCGGCGCGGAGGTGAACAGAGCCAATGAGCAGAGCGGCACCTTCCCGCTGCTTATGGCCGCGCAGAATGGCCATGCCGCCGTGGTGGACGCGCTGCTCGCCGCCGGCGCGGAGGTGAACAGAGCCAATGAGCAGAACGGCCTGTTCCCGCTGCTTATGGCCGCGCAGGAGGGCCATGCCGGCGTGGTGGACGCGCTGCTCGCCGCCGGCGCGAAGGTGAACCAGATTGATGAGCAGGACGGCCCGTTCCCGCTGCTTATGGCCGCGGAGAATGGCCATGCCGCCGTGGTGGACGCGCTGCTCGCCGCCGGCGCGGAGGTGAACAGAGCCAATGAGCAAAACGGCACCTTCCCGCTGCTTATGGCCGCGCAGGAGGGCCATGCCGCCGTGGTGGACGCGCTGCTCGCCACCGGCGCGGAGGTGAACAGAGCCATTGAGCAGAACAGCCCGTTCCCGCTGCTTATGGCCGCGGAGAATGGCCATGCCGCCGTGGTGGACGCGCTGCTGGCCGCCGGCGCGGAGGTGAACAGAGCCAATGAGCAGAACGGCACCTTCCCGCTGCTTATGGCCGCGCAGGAGGGCCATGCCGCCGTGGTGGACGCGCTGCTCGCCGCCGGCGCGGAGGTGAACAGAGCCAATGAGCAGAACGGCCCGTTCCCGCTGCTTATGGCCGCGCACAATGGCCATGCCGCCGTGGTGGACGCGCTGCTCGCCGCCGGCGCGGAGGTGAACCAGATTGATGAGCAGAACGGCCTGTTCCCGCTGCTTCAGGCCGCGCAGGAGGGCCATGCCGCCGTGGTGGACGCGCTGCTCGCCGCCGGCGCGGAGGTGAACAGAGCCAATGAGCAGAACGGCACCTTGCCGCTGATTCTGGCCGCACAGCAGGGCCATGCCGCCGTGGTGGACGCGCTGCTCGCCGCCGGCGCGGAGGTAAACAGAGCCAATGAGCAGAACGGCACCTTGCCGCTGCTTCAGGCCGCGCAGGAGGGCCATGCCGCCGTGGTGGACGCGCTGCTCGCCGCCGGCGTGGAGGTGAACAGAGCCAATGAGCAGAGGGGCACCTTCCCGCTGCTTCTGGCCGCGCTGCAGGGCCATGCCGCCGTGGTGGACGCACTGCTCGCCGCCGGCGCGGATATAGAAAAAGCCAACACGAAAAATGCGAGCTGGCCATTGCTGGTTGCAGCCGCCAATGGTCAGACTGATGTCGTTTCCGTCTTGCTCCGCGCCGGTGCTGATCCTCTGAGAAGGCATAGTGGTTTGGGCGCAACCGCCGCGGAAGTTGCACTTTCACAAGGGTTCAACGAATTGGCCAGCCTGCTCAAAGAGGCCAAAGGCCACGCTGGTTGTTGACCGACGCTGAACATTAGACATGACCCTAACTCGAAACTCTGACCTGTCTGCCTGCGCACTTCATTTAGCGGACACTCGGCAGGTTAGATTGCTACGGTTTGTGTCCGATGACCGGAGTCGTGTGCCGCAGCGCGGCGTTTGAGCAGGAGATGAGTGGCCGGTTTGGGCCGGAACCGACAGCGGAGGCAGTCTGAAAGCGTCCAAGTTCTACATTCGCGTTTACACCCCTTCGATCTACCTACCTATATGGCTTTATTGAGGAAAATCTCAAACTGGGACGGCATACGTGAACTGGGCGCAAACGTCGCAGTTCATGGCCTGCCATGGTAGGCTCTCGGGGCCCCTAGACCGTCTCGCACAGTGCCATTTAACTCCGGTTTAAAAGGATATTTCCGCGCTTCGCTTCACAACGTTCCAGCTGCGCGGGCTTGTCGTGATGAGCGGCGTCACATCCCGTTTCCGTGCCTTACTGCAGAATTTCGGCTCGCCAGATCCAAGGTAGCACTGCAGCCTCAGCCGTCGCTCTAGTTCGTTGTTTCCGTTTATATTTTGCTGCGTTTGTCCGACTACTTCCGGCATCGTCCGGGGTCTTCCGGTTACTGCAATACTTACTGTTCCCTTACAGTTACATCGAATTTTTCAGTCTGTGACACTCAATTTTTCAGCAAGCGATTTTTGGTGATGATCACCCTTCCAGCCTGCACGCGGCCTACGCCCGATTCTGTCTAACACATCTGTTGACGGTCTGGCCTATGAGTCGACTGACTGGCTGTGGTCCGTCGAACCTCCTGCCCGATCCTGTCGGCACCTTGCTCAGCACCTGAAGGTTGGTACAGCGGACTAAGCGCCAATTCGCTGCGCTTGCGCCAAGGTCCGCTTAACTTCAACGCTGGCGGACTCTTGCCAATCTTATGATTTGAAAAATCGAAATAACGAACGGAGATTGCCGTCGGAGGTTTGACTAGATTTTTGCCTAATATAATTATCGGCAAGCACAAGAAGCTCCTGATCTTCCCTCGACTTCTTGTATGTCTTGTTCTCAATAAGCTTTTTATAAACCGGATCAACAAAATCGAAAATGTCGTTTTCCACCCCGAAGCGAAGAACCTTGTAGTAGCCGGGAGTTAGACCCGGAATGGCTGACCTAGCAGATCTAGCTTGCATCCATATTTTTTTGAAATTTCTGACGTCGGATTTTGCGGCCGCTATTCTGAGAAGTCCGACGAAGCCCTGCTCGATCCAAAAATCGACAGATGTATTGCCCTTTACCATCCGCTTAAGTTGCGGTTCAGCCTCATCCCACCTCCTTAGGTCCAATAGTGCGTGGGTCCTGCTGTTCAGATACCATTCGACTTGCTCACGGTTGGTAGGTTCAGTCTTTTGTGCTGCGAGCAAGAAATAATGCGCTATTTCACTAGGATCACTCGATTTATAGGCTATATCCGCAGCCTGTTTTGCATTAAATTCGCTGTCGCTCTTACTTTTGATCTTTCGAAGCCTTGCCTGCTCTGCTTTTTCAAATTTGCAGACGCGATCATATACAGAACTTGTTCGCTTTTGTTGGGCAACAAAAGAGTCAACGCGCATCAGTTCTGGGTTAAGTACTACGGCAGCCGTGAGTGCCTCCTGAGCCTCTTGGATATCGATCCAAAGGTCGTCTATAAATACTCCACTTTCGACGATTTCGGTGAGCGTCCAAGCTAGTGCGACGAGGTAATTCGGGTTTGGCCCTGCTTTGATGTCATCGCGTATCTGAACGGCTAGCCTGTAACTTTGAGCGGAGTCGTTTTCAGCCAATAGGGTTTGAGCGGCATCTGAAAGCTCCTCAACATTAAACGGATACTCGTTCAAAATACGCCTTTCCAGAACATTTGAGAAGTGTTCTCGCCTAGCTTACGGTAGCATGTATTACTGATCAGACAATAGTGCATTTTTCACAAAGCTGACAGTCGAGCTTTGCGCAGCATCGGTCAATTTGGGCTCGTTCCCGACCTTCGCTGCAGATTTGTCCGAAGGTCGGCAGCGCGGACTTTGCTGCCATTTGTGACGATATCGTAGATGACTACCTCAATGGGAGAAATACTATGCTGGTTGCCAATCAATAGCGAAAAAAGAGGCAAAAAGGCGCCAGTTATTCGCTGTGTGCGTTAGACTGAATCATCTCTAACACAGCTTCCGCGTCGGGTAGGTAGTCGAACGTAACTATTGAGGTAATCCGGTCCCGTAGAAATGAGTGCCCCGGATGGGAAAGCCCCGAACCGAATGGCTGGACTTGATCGACAGACAACAACGTTCCGATTTGTAATGACGGATACGGCCGACTTTCAATCAGGGAGTATGGGTATGTTTTTGAATGCGGACAAGAAACGACATATAATCGCACTCCCAGCCGCCAGTTCCTCCCGCGACGAAAAATTATAGCACGGCGGTCAGTCACAAGGTATACAAGGTTATAGAGGACATAATGACGTTCGCTGGCCAAGAATGCCGACACACCAAGGAACATGAGAGTGGCCGCACCGTAAATCCAGATTGCTTCTGTGCGATCAAACTGTGCTTCAGTATCAATAAAAAATAGTGTGCTCCACATGACGACAATACCAGCAAGCGCAGCGATGTGAAATTTCCTCTCATTACCGACGGCCTCAAGGAACTTCCGCCCGTAGCCCGGCACACCCGACCAAAGCAAACGCTCGCCGGCCTCGAGAATATCGTCCAATTCGGCATGATTGAAGTGCAACACTTTGATGTTCTGCATGTGATCGCTGATACTTCGGATTTCACCTTGGAGCTATCGACTAAATGTAGGTTTGGGCTCACTGCTGCCGTTCAGCGTTACGGCGCGATCGCAGCACTCACGCGATTCGTCAGCAGCGGATTTTCAGTTTTGCTGTCTTGGGTGTTTAAAGACAACGGTCACGGGCCTTGTTCAACACCTCTTTAAAGTCCTGTTTAAAGGCGCGCGCGGCGGTCAGCGGGGCTGTTCGCTGACGCGCCTTGCCGGGCTTATCGGAGCTACCCTGTTCGCCAATTCCCCACCAGCAGCTCTGCGCGCTGTCCTCGCGAATCGGCCTTTGCGGAGACCGTGTAGCTCGTAGTGACTTCGGTGAGGTGGAACGCCCCGAAGAGCGCGCGAATCTCTGGCACGTCATTGATGGACATGAGGAAGCGGCCTTTGAGGCCGGTGAGCTGGTCTGCGAGGGCGGTGAAGTCGTCGCGGGAGAAGAGGGTTTTGCCGTAATCGCCCTCTGAGCCCCAATAGGGCGGATCGAGATAGAAGAGCGTGTCGGGTCCGTCATAGCGGCGCAGGAAGTCGCTGTAGTCGAGGCATTCGATGACGACGCCGGCCAGGCGGCTGTGGAGGTCTTCGAGCATGGGCTCGAGGGTGGTGAGGTTGAATCGGCCGGGGCGATCCTTGGAGACGCCGAAGTTGCGCCCGGAGATCTTTCCGCCAAAGGCGGTGCGCTGGAGATAGAGGAAGCGGGCGGCGCGCTCGAGATCGGTCAGGGTGTCGGGATCGGTGGCGATGAGGCGCTCGAACTCGGCGCGGGTGGTGAGCTGGAAGCGCAGCACTTCGAGGAACTGGGGATAGTGGCGCTGCAGGATCCGGAAGAGATTGCTCACATCGCGGCCGCGATCGTTGATCACCTCGGCCCGGGGGCGGGCTTTGCGGCGCAGGAAGATGCCGCCCATGCCAACGAAGGGCTCCGCATAGATGCGGTGGGGTGTCGCGTCGAGGATGCGGGTGATGCGGCCTGCGAGGTTGCGTTTGCCACCGAGCCAGGGGGCGACCGGAGCGGTGGGGAGGACGGGTTGAAGAAGGTCTCTTTCCATTGGAGTGCGAATCATGCCTTTGTGGCGATCCCTGATCAGGAGTGGGAGCGGCCATAAGGCTTCTGCTGGTCGGCGGGGTTCGGTTTGGCGACTTTGGCCCCGTGTTGCAGAGCGTTGACGCGCTCTGTGACCTCCCGGTGGTCGGCCGGGATCTGTTCGCGGTGTGTTATCCGTCTGGCAGGAAGTCTCTGGCGTGCTGGCAGTATTCCTCCCAGAGCGCGGCGCGGGCGGGGGTGTCGGCGAGGCCGCCGGCGGTCAGCAGGAGGGCTGCGAAGCGCCCGTTTGCGGCGTTGATGGTGATCGGGTCGCTGGAGAGCGGCGCATCACCGATGAAGAAGCTGACCGGATCGCGGTCGTTGATCTTCAGCGTGGCGGTGCCATCGGCGCGGCGGGTGGCCTGCAGGGTGTACCAGCCGCCTTCGGTGATCCGCAGGCGCGTCCGTTCGGTCAGCGTCAGGGTGTCCTCGTAGAAGAACGGCGTGGCGCTGAAGAAGGTCATGTAGTGGACGCCCTTGCGCTTGTAGAGGCTGATGGCGGGCGGGTTGATGACAGAGGAGGTGTATTGCGCGTCCTCATCGATGTTGCCGTCTTCGTCCAGCGGCCGCAGGAACGCCTCCGAGCAGTGGATCAGCAGCCCCACCGAGTAGTCGGTCAGGTTTGCCATGGGCTGGTTGATGGTCAGGACGTCGCCCAGCGTCGGCAGGTCGTAATGGGTGGGAAAGAAGGTCCCGCCCGTGGCGATAAGCGGTGCGCTGTTGCCATACGCATCGACCTTGCGGATCAGCGGCTTCAGCCGGGTGCCATCCTGCGAGGCCAGCGCGCCCGAGGGGGCATAGATGCCATCGAGATCCGCGCCAAAGGTGGAGCGGATACGGTCGAGGATATCCGCAGAGCCCGAGAGCGGGTTGCTGATCTGGTAGGGCAAGCGCAGGGCGGTCATGGCTGGCTCTCCTCTGCGTCAGAGATCACCGCGCCCGCGTCCCAGTCCTCCCCGATCGTGCCGATCGATTGCAGGAAGGCGTGATCATCCGGCCCGAGCGGGATGTGGTCGCCCTCGGCATAGGACCGGCCCGCAAAGACCAGCGTCCCCCTGAGCGCAAACCCCCGCCGCTCGACCGGCCGGCGCCCCGGATCGCGCGCGGCGTCGGCCCGCTGCATGGCTTCGGCTTCGGCTTTGCCCTTCGCGGCCATCTCCGCCGCCGTCGGTTGGGATCGGATCATGTGAAGAACTCCGTGCTGTCGATGATGTCCGAGGGCAGCCACCGCTCCAGATCGACATCCGGCAGGATCATCGAGGGCTTGCGCCAGTCGGTGCGCAGGCGGGTGCGGTGGGCGCACCAGTTGGGGCTGGCCGTGCCCTTGAGATTGGCGCGCTGCCAGGCATGGAAGAGCGCAAAGGGGCCGGTGGGCAGCTGATCGAGGGTGAGGATATAGGCCCGGCCCGAGGGCGCGACGGCGACATTCGTCACCTGCGCGGGCGCCGTGCCGGGGGGCAGGCTGTAGCGCGCCGGCAGGTGCTCGGTGGTGCTGTCGAGGATCGAGACGATCTCAAAGCCCATGCCCTGATTGATGCCGATCCCGCCATAGGGATCGGGGGCAATGATCAGGCGCTCGTCCGGGCGGAGCCAGCCGTCATAATCGACCACCAGCTGGGTGCCCGAGAGGGTGACCTCGGGCTTGCCGATATTCCACCTCTCGCCCTGCTGCACCGCGCGGGCCGCTTCGGCGCACATCTCCGAGAACCATGTGGTGCTGACCGCATCGGGGTGGACGTTGTCATCGGCCAGCGTGATGCGGTGATTGGCCAGTGACGTGGCGAGCACGGTGTTGGGCGTTTCGGTCCCGTAGCGGATCTGCGCCAGCGCCACCTGGTAGTGCATATCCAGAGCCGAGCTCTCGGTCGCGCCTCCGCTCTGGACCATGACCCAGAGCGGGTCGGCGGGATCGTCCATATAGGTGTCGAGCAGCCCGCGCAGATCCACGTTCCGCGCCTGCGCGAGCTTCGCCAGATATGCGGACGGCAGATCCGACCGGTTGGCATGCCCCTGCATCCAGATGAAGACGGGCATATCGAGGGTGAAGCCGAAGCGGTCGGCGGCGGCGCGGGCGCTTTCGAAGGTGTTGAGGACGTGCTGCCACTGGATGCTGGTCGAGGGATCGGCCATGAAGCTCGCCCAGAGTTCCTCGATCGACGCCCCGGACTGGGCCACGGTGCGGGAGATGACCGACGGGAACTTCGGGTCGATCTGCGCCATCTCGCGCACGTAGCGGTGGGTGAAGGGATAGGCGACCCCCATGCGGGCGGGGCTGATCTGGGGAGAGATCAGGCCCGACGAGATCCCGCCATAGGAGGAGTTGCTGAAGACCGAGTTCGCGCCATTGCCGTCGATGTCGACGAAGAAGGGCGTGGCGGGCCAATAGACCGGGTTGCCATAGGGGTAGCCGAAAGCCAGCGACTGCCCCCGGGCGAGGATCAGGGAGAGGGGCCGCGCCCCGGGCTGGGTGATGGTGGGCAGACCGCCCGGCAGCTTGCGGAAGGCGCGGTGGATCTCGCTCCAGGTGGCGTCGAGGAAATCGACCGCGCCATCGGTGCGCGGTGTGATCGCCATGGCGCTCTCGGGAATGCCGGTGCGGAACCGTTCGGCCCAGAGAATGTCGCGCAGCACCTCGCGGGTGAACCGGCCCCCGATCTCGCCTGCGGCATTCACCGTCATATGGGTGCCCGATCCGCTGCCGAACACCTCCACGGCCTGCCCGCCGGCGGGCGCATCGGAGCCGCGTTGATAGGCGGCGATATGGGCGGGGGTCCGCTCCAGACGCAGGCGCGAGAGCCCCACACCGGGATAGATCCGCAGGGTGCCCATATCCCCGGCCAGTCGGATCGACCGGGCGCTCTGGTGGACCAGCCGCCCCCCCAGCACGATCGAGAGCGTGCCGCCCAGATAATGGATCACCAGATCGATGGGGCCGGAATAGAGGTTCGGCACGGTGATCTTCTGATCATTCACGATCACCTGCGGCGTGCGGCCCGAGACCTGCAGGCCCGTGCCGAGATTGAAGCTCTGGCCGCCGAGCTTCAGCAGGTTGCGGTTGCCGATATCGGCCGCCGCGAAGCCCGGGGCCACGTCGAGCAGCGCCGAGAGGACGAAATCGCCGTCGAGCTTCAGGCCCGAAAGATCGAGCTGGGCGTCCACGCTCTCCACGTCAGTGCCGGGGGCGACCATCCCCACGGGCGGGCCGTAGGGGGTGGGCGTGACCTGCACCGAGAGGTGATGCACGGTCGCGGGCGTCTGCCCCAGAAGGAAGTTGCCGCGATAATCGTTCCGCAGGGTTCGGTCGAATTGCAGGGCAAAGCCCCCCGTGCCGGACCCGATGGCCCGGAAGGCGAAGCGGATGTGATAGCTGTCTCCGCCCAGCGGCGTGACCTGCGGCTGGATATGGATGCTCGCAAAGCCTCCCGGCCCGGACACGAAGTCGCCACTGGCCGGATCGACCATCACGATGGCCCGGTCGGTGGAGTTGCCTTCGGGGTTCGTGAAGCCATTCGGCAGGCAGCGCATCCCCACCGCCTTAGCGTCCGCCATCGTCACCACGGTGTCCATTTGCACCCATTGCCCGGCAATGAAGTCCACATCCGTGAGCGTCAGGTGGCGCGAGGCTTTGTCCTCGCCGGTGGTGGTGGTCAGGTCATGGGGCGTGTCCCCAATGGCCAGAGGGGCTGCGGCAGAGGGCGCCATCGTCATCTTAGCCGGGGTTAGCGCTCCGACGCCATTGTTCCACGCCGTGCCGGGCGAGACGGGCCAGAGAGCGTGGGCGCCCAGCCGGGCGGACCAGCTGCGCCCGAAGGCCACGGTCTCGGCGGGCACAAGGCCGGTGGCCTCGGTCAGCGCCAGCCGGGGCGCGGCGCCTTTGGTGGTGAAGCTCTCCGACTTGATCGGAAGGCCCGCCAGCGACAACTGACCGCCCTCGATGTCGAGCACCAGCCCCGGCCCGCGCGCCGTCCCCGCCCGGATCTGCCCATCGAGCGCGGTGTCGGCCGCTGCCCGCTCGGCCGCCTCCGCTGCCACCTCCGCGGCGCGGGCGGCGCTCTCCCCGGCGATCTGCTGGCCGAGCGCGTCATCGACGAGCTTCGGGCTATAGGAAAGCCGCCACCACTTGCCGGTTGCGTCCTGCTTATGGACCGCCGGATCGATCGGGTCGGGCGTGGAAGACAGCGCCTTGTAGACCACCATTGCCGTGTCCGTCGCCACGACGAGCATGTCGGCGCCCGGCCGGGGCGTGACCTGGGCGAGATTGCCATTGGTCGTGCCATAGAGGCGGCCATCGCGGAACTCGGTGCGGAGCGTGTCGAGCTGGCCCTCGGTGATCGACAGCCCCGGCAGATCGCCGATCCGCGACCAGCCGCCCGCGCCGCTGTCGCCGTTCTTGCGGTAGAGGCCCTTCTCGGTCTCGGTGCCGGACCAGACCGTGGCGCGGGTGCCTGCGGGCTAGTTTAATGCCGCGTTCAAATTGGCTTTGAACTCAAAGCTCGGCCCGATCAGCCCCGAGAGCATCGCCGCGACCCGGTCCATCGGGATCCGCACCGTGCTGCCATCGTAATTGCCGATCAGCTCCGCGACGGTCGTGGCAGAGGTCAGATCAGGGGTTCTCGTGCCGGTCATGGGGCTGCCTTATGTGATGGTCACCGCCACCGGGCCACTGATGGGACCGGTCCGGCCGTCCTCTCCGACAGGCTGGACCCAGACGTAATGGGTGCCTTGCGCGAGGCAGGCCGTGCTCTCCTCGTAGAGGAGGACGTCGTCGAGCTGCCCGGTGAAGGCATTCTCCGCCTCAAAGGCGAGGGCTGTCTGGCCGGTGGCCGAGACGAGGCGCTCGCGGCTCAGGCCGTCCGAGCTGCGGGGGACACCCGCGCTGGTCGCCGCCCCCTGCAGCTGCGGTGTCACGCTGCCGCCCCCGACCTCGCTCAGACGGTAACCGAGGCGGTAGGCGGTGGCGTCCTTCAGCGTCACGGTCTGGCTGAGCCCACCGGCGCTGCCGGCGGCATGGCTGGCCGTCCCGCCCGCGATGGACCAACCCGGTCCCGGCACCCATCCGGTGGCAGAGGCAAAGCCCGGCGCGGTCAGCAGGTTGCGGCGGGTGGCGTCGCCCAGGGTGCGGCTGGCGCTTTGACCTGCGGCAAGATCCAGATCGGGGCCTGCGCGATCGCCTGCCGTGTCGAGGACGGGATCGGTGGAGCGGTAGAGCCGAAGCGCGCGCAGATGCGGATCGCTGCCACCGGCGACGGTGACGCGGAGCGCCCCGGGCAGGGCCCCGAGATCGATGGCCGAGAGCGGCAGCGCGGCCGGCGCGACGGGGGCATCATCGGCGATAACGATCGGGACGATCCCGCTCCAGGGGCTGTCCCCGCCGGTGGCGGCGCGCGCGGCCACCTGCAGCTCGACGGTATCGCCCGGACCGTAGCCCGTCAGCGCGGCCCCGCCTTCGGCGACGGGGATCTCCAGCAGCGTCCAGGGGACGGCCCCGGTCAGCCGGTGATGGAGCAGGAAGGTCTGCGTCGGGACGGGGCCTGAGCCCGGGGCCAGATCGATCTCGAGCCCGCCAATGATCCCCAGCTCTGCCCAGCCGGTCCGCACCCGGCGCAGGACCGGTGTGGCGGGTGACAGGGCCGAGAGATCGAGCGGCGTGCCCACCCGTCCGTTCCACGCGGGGATCGGGGTCGCGTCGAGGATCGCGTCGATCTCGGGCGCCTCATCGATGAGCCGCATCAGGCAGGCGCCGTCTTCGGTGGTCTCCACCTCGGTGACGATCATCCGGCGGGTCTCGGTCTCCGCCAGACCGTAGAGGACGGTCGTGCCGGGTCGGGGAACCGGGTTGTCCTCGGCGAGCGTGACCACGCCCCCGGCCACGTCCCGCAGGCGCTGGACCACCGAGAGGCCCGGATCCTCTGCGGTCTCTGCGATCCGGAACCGGATCGCGCCGGTCTGACCTTCGGGGAGATCGATCTCCTCATCGAGGATCACGGTCCGGCCGATCACCTGCAACACCCGGGCCCCGCCCATGACCGCATCGAGCTGATCGTGGCTGACGGCGACGATATCGCCGCGGGTGGCCACGCGGACGGGCCCGTCCTGGTAGAGCTCGTAGCTCTCGGGGCGATGGAGGATCTCCAGCTGGCGGCGGCGGGCCTCGCGGAAGATCTCGGCGGGGTCGGTCTTGCCGGGCAGCTCCAGCGCCTCGGTCAGGTCCACATCGCCGGTGTGGTCGGGCCATGACACGAGGCGTTCGGCGCGGGCGAAGGCCGCGGTGCGGTCGATGAAGGGCACACGAAACCCCTCAGGGGGGCTCACATAGCTGCGCCGGGCCCGAAAGCCCCAGCTGTTGCGGGGGCTGATATGATCGATCACGGGCTGGCCGGGGCGGTCGATGGCCACGGACCAGCGCAGCCCGTCATGCACCGGACGGGCGCGGCCGGCTGCGGCGATCTCGCTCAGGATCTCGCGCAGGGTCTGGCCGGTCTGATCAAGGACCCGGTCATACTGCAGCCCCCGGGCCGCGCAGAAATCATGCCAGTCGGCGAGGGCTGCGAGATCGAGGGCGCTGTCGGGCAGCGGGCGGGGCGTACCGGCACCTTGCAGAACCTGCCGGAAGGCGGTGGCGGGGTTGCGGCTCGGCCGGGCGATCCAGTCTCCGGTGGCGGCATCGTAATCGGGGGCCACGCGCCGCACCCGGGCCGAGACATTGTCGAGCTGCCCGGAGAGCTGGTAGGTCGCGCGGATCCGCAGCGCCAGCAGCGCCAGCGGGCGGGTCGGTGCGAGCGGGTATTCCGGCCGGATTGTCTGCAAGGCCGCCCAGATCAGCCGGTCGGAGATATTGGTGGCGTCGCTGGTGGTGCTGAGCCGGGTGACACGGATGTCCCAGCGACCGCGCGTGGGCAATGCGATCTCCACGGCGCGGAAGAAGGCTTCGGTCTGGCGCCCGCGGATCCAGCGCTCCGCGTCGACCGTCTCCCAGGCGCTGGTGCCGGCGGGCCGGCGCTCAAGGCGCAGGCGCACCACCTTGGTGACGAGATCGCCGTCGTCATCGACCTTGGTCAGGCCCGCGGGGAAGGCAAGGATCAGGCGCGCGGCGGTGGCATCCTCGCCGGTGGTGCGCACCACGGGGGTCTCCACGCCCTCGCTGTCGGTGGGATTGCCGGCGCTGTCGCGGGGCAAGGGTTTGACCAGATCGACGCCCACGCGCTCCTCGACCACCTGATCGGGGAACAGGGTCAGCCGGCTGTCGCCTGCATGGCCTTCGCGGATCTGGAGATCCACGTCCTCGAACTCCGACAGAGGCGTGTCCCCGATGCGGATCTGATCGATCCGCACCGGCCCGTCGCCGAAGGTGAAGAGCGCGCGGACATATTGCTCCTGTCCGACGATCTCGGTCCAGGGGGTGGCGGCGAAGGGGGGCGCATAGCGCATCTCGCCGAGGACCGAGGGTACGGCGCCGCCCGGCTCAAAGCGATTGCGCCAGCCGTCGATCTGATAGCGGGGGCGCTCTTCGCGCGGCTGGACGGGTGGCACCAGCGCGGTCGACAGAAGCGTGCCGAGGGCGGTGACCCCGAGCCCCACGAGGGCTGTGCCCACGGCGCCGGGCAGGCCCAGCGTGGCGGCCAGCGCTGGCCCGAAATACGCCCCGAGCGCGATGGAGGCGACCGAGATCACGATGGTCAGGACCGAGCGAAGGGCATCCTTGCCGGGCACGAGGCGCAGGACGACGCGCACGCCCGGCCGGGGGCGGGTGTGGGGCCAGAGCGCGGGCGGGATGTGGCGCTGGCCGGCCTCGGTGACGAGGGTCGCGCGCAGGCGGGTGTGATCGGCCGGGGCGAGATCCGGAAGGCTCGCCGCGATCATCTGGGCCACGGTCAGGCCATCGGGCAGATCGATCCCGATCCGGGCGGCGCCGGGATCAAAGGCGGGGGCGGCGAGGATACGGGTCATCGGGTGGGGCTTTCATGATGGCGCCAGAGGCTGCTGATGCGCCGGGCCCAGCGGCCGGTGTCGATCCGTTCGATCTTGGCGCAGTCATCGAGGGCGAGATGGAGCATCAGGCGGGGGGTGACGGCGAGGCCCAGATGGCTGTCGAGCGCGCCCATGCGGCAGAGGATCACATCGAAGGGGGCCTGGTCGGTGACGCGGGTCCAGGGACCGGTCCCGGCCTCCTGACCCACCAGGCGGTCGATCTCCGCGCGCTCGGTGGCACAGGGGGCGGCACTGTAGGCGGGCAGGCCGATCCCCAGTTCGCGCGCATAGATGAGACGGATCAGCCCGTAGCAGTCGCAGCCCCGCTCCGTGCGCCCGCCCTCAGCATAAGGGATGCCGATATAGGCGTCGGACCAGTTCAGGGGCCCATTCAGGGGCCAGTTGGGGGACCCGGTCATGGGAACAGCCCGGGAAAGCGGGACCGGCTCAGGCGCTGGCCGGGATAATGTTCGAGCTCGATCTCTTCGCGGCTGATGGTGAGAATGATCTCGCTGGCATCGATCTCGGCCGAGGTCAGCCTCAGATCGGCCCATTCGGCCTCCACGAGATCCGGGGAGCTGGCGAGGACCACGGCGAGGCGGAAGCTGGCGGGATCGCGGAAACTGCGCAGGAGCTGCGCGATCCCGGGGTCGAGGTTCATCAGCGCGATGCGCGCTTCGGCGGGGGCGTCCTGCTGATCGGAGGGCAGGAGCGCATCGGCCACCATGAAGAGGTAGGGATCGCTCCGGGGATCGGCGCCGCGCCAGCCCGACCGGGTGCCGTAGGTCAGCGGCTCGGTGCTCAGGCGCTCCGTGGGATCGGTGGAGAGGCGCAGCGGCGCTGCGAGCCCAGGATGGGCGATCTCCATCAGGACCGCATGGACCTCTTCAGGCGCGTCGCCATCGAGCGCGCGGCGGGTGTTGAGGCTCAGACGTCTCATCTTATTCCTCTCATCTTATCCCTCTCACGGCATCACCCAGACGGAGAAGGTCAGGCGGAACTCCACATCCCCCTCCACGCTCTCGACGGGCGGCTGGTCGCCCCAGAGGCAGAGCCAGAGGCGGCTCAGAAGGAGCGGTGTTCCGTCGCCGGTCAGGAGCGGCGTTCCGGTGTGATCGAGAAGCCGGGCCCGGGAGACGCTGGGATCGGGCATCCAGAAGAGCTGCGCCCCGCCTGCGCAGTCCTCGGTGTGAAACCGCCAGAAGCGGGCGCGTCCCGCTTGCGGGACGATCAGGGCGAGATCCACCCGGCGGGCGGTGGCCGAGAAGCGCCGGCGAAACCCCGGGGGGCCGGTCTCGTTTTGGGACCGGCGACGGCCGTCCTGCGGGGCGGCCTGCCAGCCTCCCCGTTCGAACTGCACGAGCTCTTCGGGCCAGACGGGATAGCTCATCGCGCCACCCCTCTGCGGCCCAGACCGAAGGTCTCGGTGAGGACGCGGCCGCCGCGCCCACCGGGGGCGGCGATGCCCTCTCCCACGGCCTCGGAAATAACGAGCCGGGTCTGCCGGCGCCCACGGGCATCGGTGCCCTGCTGCGCCTCGATCTGCACCGGCGTGTTCTGGATGATCTGGATCTGCGGGCGGGCATCGATGGCGACGGGCGGGCCGCCCGACGGGGGGCTGGAGGCCAGCGCGTCGACGATGGCGCCGGCATTCTCCAGCATGCGGGGCGTGAAGACCTCCTCGCCCCGGCGCAGAACCGCCAGATGCTCATCGCCGCGCAGAGAGGCGCCCGCCGACAGCGTGCGCATGATACCGGTCCCGCCGGTATGGGCGGTGGGCAGCGCGGCGGCCCCAAGCCCTCCAAGCCCTCCGGGCAAGACCGCGCCCAGGCCGCCGATGAGCGTGTTCAACACGCTGTTCAATCCCGGTTGAAGGGTTTGTTGAAAGGCCAGTTTGGCGAATTGCGCCGCCGTGTAGTCGATCAGATCGCTGATCTCGAATTTGCCTGTCTGGACCATCTTGCCGATGGCGTCGCCGATGCCGTCCGACCAGGTGGTGAAGAGATCGGCGCTGACATCGGCAAAGGTCCGGGTCTCGGCCTCGATGGCGCGCAGGCCCCGGGTGACCCCGGCCTGCCAGCTGTCGGCGCGGGCCAGCTCGGCGTCGCGCCAGCGCTCGGCCGCGGCCAGATCCCTGGCATAGGCGGGGGTGAGCGTGTCGAGCGCGCCGGTGATCTGATCGCGGGTCCGGGCATCGCGGGCATCGCGCTGCCCGGCCGCGCGGGCGCTCTCCTCCGACTGGCGGCGCGCCTCCCGATCGCGGATCTCGGCCGCCCGGCGGGCGTCGCGCTCGGCTGTGGCCTGATCGCCGAGCGCGGTGGTGTTGCGCAGCCCTTGCGCCCGGACATCGCCGAAGAGCGCGGCCTCGGCCATGCGGCGGTCGTAGTTCAGGGGCTTTCCGGTCTTGCCGGCGGCGCGCTCGGAGCGGGTGTAGTGCATCGCCATGCGGGCGATCTGTTCGGCGATGATCTGGGCATCGCCGGTCTGGAGCGCCGGGCGGAGCTGGCCGGGGATGGCGCCGTAATTGTGCTGGATCGAGGCGATGGCGGCGATCTGGGCGGGGGTGAAGCCCTGGAAGGTGGTCTCTCCGACAAGGCCGCGCAGCGCGTCATGATAGCCGCGAATGCGGCGGTCGAGATCGCGCCCGGCATCGGCCCAGGAGATCTGCATGCCTTCGGTGATCTCGCGCACGCTGCCATCGGCCAGTGTGACGGTCGAGGAGCCGTATCCGGCGCGGAAGGCGTTCTCGTCCCATTTGCCTGCAGGCGCCTTGCCCTCGAAGCGGATGATGAGATCGCGGGAGGCTTGCAGGCGATCGGTGGCCGAGAGGCGGTCGCCGGTGGCCCGGGAGCGGCCATAGGCCTGATAGGCATCGACCTGGGCGCGCGAGAGGGTGCGGCCCATCTCCGAGGCGCTGTCAGAGACACCGTCGATCAGGCTCTTCAGCGCGGCCATGGCCGCTTCGAGCGTCGAGAGGTCCGCATCGTTCAGATCGTCGATCCCGGTGCGGGCGGCCTGAAGCTGACGATCCATCTCGTAGAGAGCCTGCCGGGCGGCGCCATCCTGATCGAAGGCGATGCGCCCGGCTTCCAGCGACAGCTCCCCGAACTGTCCGGTCAGGGCGTCCACGCGGCCTTCGGTATCGGTGATCGCGCGGGCCTTCTCGTCGAGGAGATCCAGAACGGCCCGGGCCGCGCGGGCGGCCTCTGCATCTGCGGCCTCTTCGGCGGCCGCAAGCCGCGCGCGGGCATCGGCCTGTTGTTTGGTGAGGGCGTCCAGATCCCGCTGGCGCGCCGTGGCCTCGGCCAGAAGCGTCGCCCAGGTCTCGCTGGCGGCGGTCTTGACCCGGTCGAGCGTGGCTTCAAGCGCGCCTTCAAATGTGGCCAGCAGTCCGTCTTCGCTGCCGAGCGCACGGGCGGCGTCATCCCCTGTGGCTGCGGCGCGCGATAATAGCTCGGTGATGTTGCGCAGGATTTTGGCCTGCGCCTCCGCGCCGTCCGCCGCCCCGAGGGCCTCGATCTGGCCAAGAAACAGCTCAGCCGCGCTGGCCGAGAGCTTGTAGCGCTCTTCCACGCGGGCCAGCGCCCGCTCGAACTCGGTGACGGTGCTGACATCGCCGAGATAGGATTGGTCTGCACCTGTCACCCGTGTGCGGGAGATCCCGCCAAGGTCCCGGGCAATCGTGGTTCCGAGATCGCGCACCGACAGACCGGCCGCCCGCTCGGCCCCCGCGAGCTGGAGATCGCGCAGCCGCTCAATCTCATCGCCGAGATCGCCGAAGAGCGCGCGCAGCTCGGCGCCGGGAATGAGCGCGGCTTTGAGCGCGGCGGCATAGCGGTCGGTGGCCGCGTTCAGGGCATCGAGCGCCTTGCCCATATCGCTGGCGCCTTCGGCCCCGTCGAAGAGCGAGGCGGCGAACGGGACGCCAATGGCGACGGCCGCCCCGATGACCGCGCCCCAGACGCCCAGGGCGCCCAGAAGCTGGGGCAGCTGCTGGCCAAGCGCCACCGAGGCGGCGGTGCCGGCGCTGACCTGCACCGCGAAGTCCTGCAGCTGAAACGCGGTGTTCTGGATCTGACCGCGCAGCGCACGGGAGCCGCGGCCGACCCCGCCCTGGGCACCGTCGAGGGCCAGAGCCGCAGTGCGGGCGGTTTGATATTGGGCCTCAAGGCGGCGCATCACGCCTGCGGCCTCCTCGGCCGAGGCAGAGCCCGTACGCAGGGCCCGGTTCACCTGCTCTTGCGCAGCGGCGAATTGCTGTTCGGCCCGGTAGACCGGATCGATGCTGGCTTTCAGCGCCCGGAAGGAGCGTTCCTGGGCGTCGAGGCTGGCCTCGAAGGCCGCGGCCGAGCGGCGGGCATCGCTCATGGCGCGGCCGGCGCCGGTGGCGCCGTCGATGATCGATTGCGCGCTCCTTCTGGCGGGCACGCGCATGTGATCGAGGATCTGGGCGAATTCCCCGGCGGTGCCGCCGGCCTTGCGGAACTCCCGGCCCGCCTCGTCGAGGGCGCGGGTCAGGTCCTTGCTGTCGCCGGAGAGGACAAGGGAGGTGCGCAGCTGTCTCATGGGCGGTCCCGCATCTGGCGCAGGGCCTCGGCCTCGAGGATCCGGATCTCGGACAGAAGACGGGGGGATGGGGCGATCCCGAGCCAGCGGGCGGCCACATCGAGGGCGGTCAGATCGAGGGCCACAGGGCGGAGCGGGCCCAGCCCGCCCCCGGCCATGCGCCACTGGCCCGAGAGCGCAGTGATGAGCGTGATCGCCGGGCGAAACAGGGCGGGCAGCTCAAGGGGGGTGTCAGGATGGAGCTCGGCGATCATCGCGGCAATCTCTTCCTCTCCCATGCCGCTCAGCGCGAGATCCTCGCGGAGCGCGGTGGTGTCAGGCCGCCGCGCGAAGAGCCTGCGGGCGGCCTCGGTCAGTTTTTTTCCGCCAGCGCCCCGTAGATGACGGCGTCGGAATAGGCGCGGACAAGGGCCTCGCGGATCGGGCGCTGACGCAGAAGGCGGTCCCGGGCCCCGGGACTGAACGGCAGGGGCGCGTCGCCTTCGGTGGTGATCCCCGACCAGCCCACCAGCCGCTCGGCCCAGCGGTCGCGATCGGCGCGGATCAGATCCAGCGGGTCGCGGCCCGCGGTCTCGTCGCGGGCGAAAAGCGCGTCCTCATCGACCAGACGAAACCGCGCGGTGAAGCTCTCGGCCGCCTCCGCGCTCTGGCCGGGCCAGCGGACGGTGACGGGCCAGTCGAACTCGTAGGCTTCGGTGAAGGTGAACATGGGCCGCCTCCGGGTCACAGATACTCGAGGAGGATCTCGTCATCGCCCTGATCGGGCAGGAAGACGAGATCGAGGGAGGCGCCGAGATCGCGGTCGATCTCTTCTTCGCCGGCGAACTTGATCTGCACCTTCGGCCCGGTGAGGCGCAGTTTTTGCCCGGCCGTCTTGCCCAGCTCGAAGATCAGCGGCTCGGTGATGACATCGCGGGAATTGAGGATAAGGTCCTTGGCGGCGAGATCGGGCCACTCGACGGTCATCCGTCCGGTAAAGCGCCGACCCGTGATATCGGCCCCGCCGCAGTTCATGTATTTGTCGACCACGGGCTGGCGGCCATCGGTGAGGCTGAAGGAGCGCACACAAAGCTTCGTGCCCCCGAGCGTGAAGGCATTCATGTGCTCGGGCAGGCATTCGAGCGCGCGGCCCCAGGCGCTGAAGTCTCCCGGCTCATGGACAAAGGCGGTGGGCTCTCCGAAGCGGCCCCGGCGGTTGAAGTTGAACATCGCCCGGCGGCGCACCTCGGCGGTAAAGCCAAAGCCGCCCCGGCAGCCGACCACGTTCTGGACAATCCGCCCGTTGCGCATCTGCAGCGTGGTCGAGGCATGGGTCTCGCTCTGCGGGGTTGGCGTATAGGCGACGGAGGTGCCCGCCACGACGACCTCGGACAGGCCGGAGCTGAGCAGCAGCTGGCGATAGACCGGGGCCTCGCCGGGCGTGCCGGCGGGGACGGCTTCGATGTCGTACTCGGTGGCGCAGTGCAGATTGTAGAGATCTTCAGGCTGCGCGCCTTCGGGCCCGTTGATGAATTGCTGCTCCTGCCAGTCGCCATCGAGGGCGCGCATGGTCAGGTTCAGGCACAGAATGCTGTCGGCGGCCCCGGGACCGGCATCGGTCTCGAAGGTCGCTTCCAGCTTCTCGCGGATCATCCGCAGCTTGTAGCTCATCGTCTCACCCCTCCAGAGTGATGCGCCTGTCAAACGAGGCGAGGAATTCGTCTTGCCAGAACATCATGCCGTCCTGTCCGATGCCGCTTGCCAGAGAGCCCCGGTCAAAGAGGCAGGATCTGCCCGACCCTAGCGGCTGCCAGCCCGTGAGCGCCCGGTGAAGCGCTTCCCGGACCGGCCCCAGCGCCTCGCGGGCGGCCTCTCCGGTGCGGTCGGCGATGTCGCGGACCGCGAGCACCACGCCAAAGCGGATGGTGACCGGCTGCTCGACCAGATCGCAGATCTCGTAGCGGGGCGGATCGGCGGTCTCGGCCATCACGATCACCCAGGCCGAGGGTGCGCGGAGCGTCTCGGCCGTGGCGTTCCCGAGATCCTTCGCCCCGCCCACGAAGATGAGCGCGGGCACCCGGGCGCGGATGCGATCGGCCACCTCCTGAGGATCCAGAAACCCCTCGGCCATCAGAGTGATCCTTCGACAAAGAGCGCGGTCAGATCCCCGATGACCGCCTCATCCGCGTCCGAGATGCCAAGATAGGGGCGCGCGGGAATGGTGACCTTGCCGGCCGTGACCACGGTCCCGTCGGCGAGTTTGAACTGCAGGGCGCCTGCCGATTTGGGGGTTATGGTCGCGCCGAACTGGTGGACCCCGGCAGAGATGAGATTGGTGCCGATCTCGGTCTCGCGGGAGGTGGCGCGATGGGTGATCGAGGCGGCGAGCCGTCCGGTCTCAAAGAGGGTTTTGCCGCCCTGACCGACCACCACGCGAAAGGATTTGGGCCAGGGTACGCCATCGGGAGACTGGTTCGTGTCCTCGATGCGGTCGCGGGCCGATTGTTCGAGCCGGGCGCCGATCGCATCCATGAGCGGGGTCAGGTCCTGACCGCGCGCCAGAAGCCCGGCGAGCGTGCGACGCAGATCGGCATCGCGGAAGGTGGCGCGGGCGTCCATCAGTAGCCCCGCAGGCTCTGGCGCGTGAACCGGCGCTCGGGCCCGTCTGACATCGCGACCCCGCCCGAGGTGGGGGTGGCGGGGGTGTCATCATCGCCAAGGCTGATCTTGCCCTCCGAGACATCGCGCAGCCACCCGATCGCCTGATCGCGCAGCTTCTCGTTGGTCTCGCTCAGCCGTCCGAGGTTGAGATAGAGGCGGCACATGGCCAGATCGCGGCAGATGACCTTGAGGATATGAGGCGGATCGGTCAGCGGCAGGGAGACCTGCCGGGCAATGAAGCTGTCGATCTCGGCGCTGGCATCATCGAGGGCGCGGGCCAGACGGTCGGCATCCGCCGCCTCCGCCCCGCCCTCGAAATCCGACAGAAGCGCCAGATCGCGCGGTGGGATCACCGCCTGCAGGTCCGCGACGCTGGCATAGGGCATGGGTTAGCCCGCGACTTCGAGCAGGGTGAAGAACGGATCAGCCTCCAGCGCGGCCCGGTCCGCGTCGCTCAGCGCATCGACGGGCAGGACGGTGGTCCCGGCCGGCCAGCTGCGCCCGGCGCGGCGGCGCCCGGCTTTTTGCAGGCAGGTGATCTCAAAGGTCGGGCCCTCAGGCGCTTCGGCGTCTTTGGCTTTGGTCGCAGCGGGGGTCTCTTGGGTTTTGCGGGGGGGCATGGCGTGTCTCCGGTCAGAAAGGGTCCCCGGGCCGGATCAGACCGGCCCGGCGCGCGGTGGGTCAGGTTCAGAGCGTCAGGCGGCTTTCCACGTGCAGCTCGGCGGAGTTGCGCCAGATATTGGTGGCGCCTGCGGCATTGCGCTCGGCCATAAGGATCTCGCGGGCCGCGCCTTCATTGCCGGGGCTGACCACGAGGAGGTTCGGGCGCAGGTTGATCTTGCGTCCGTTCTCGCCGCGCATCTCCAGCATGGTCTGGCGGGCGGCGGCGTAGCTCGCGGGCGTCAGCGCCGCTTTGGAGGCGTGGATCAGCTGCCAGGCGCCGAAGCCCGCCGCGCAGCGCCGTTTGGCGCCCCAGAGAAACTCGTCGCGCTCGAAGACATTGTCGTCGGTGAGCGAGGTCTTCGGCGTGATCTTCGGCGCTTCGCGGTCCTGAAAGATCAGCGGCTTCATCGACCGGGTGGTGTCGATGAGATACCAGGCCGGGCCCGCCCCGTCGGTGTAGTTCGAGACCGAGCGCATCGTGCCGAACTCGTCGCTGACCGGATGGTCGGGGTCGAAGAAGAACTGCTCGTCATAATGGTTGGTGTCGAAGCCCATCTCCAGCTGATCGAAGACCAGCTCATCGGGCAGCTCCGCCGCCGCCTGCGCGAAATCCGCCACCAGCGAGGAGAAGAGCCCCACCTGATCGTCGGCGATGTCATCAGCCGAGACCGCGATCGTGTTCTCGAACTTGCGGTTGGTGATGGTGAAGCCATCGGTGGTCAGGCGCTGGACATGGCGCTCCCCGATCCACTCGCGCATGCCCTTGATCTCGGAGAGCTTCGGATAGGCCTGCGTCCGGGTGCTCGACGGCACCCGCATGGCGACCTTCATCCACGTGGAGGGTGTGTCGGTCAGCGTGGTGTTGAAGGTGGTGTTAAAGGCGGTGTTCAGCGCCGCCAGTGCCGCTTTGGTGATGTTCATGATCGGGATCTCCGGGATCAGGCGAGAGCGACGGTGACGCCTTCGGGGCGCACATCGAGGCAGGTGCCGGCGACAAGCGTGCCGGCCGCGCCGACGGTCTCGTCATCGACGATGAAGGCGGGGCTGCCGATGGCGGTGCGGGTGAGCGAGCCGTCATTCTTCAAAAGCCATGTGCCGCGACGGATAGGGACCTCGAGATCCCCGGCTGCGCCGCCGGTATTGTCGGCGCCCCCCAGCGCCACACCGCGCATCTTTGGCTGGGCCGGATCAGCGGGCACGGCATTGCCGGCGGCATCGAGGGCGACAAGCGCCCCGGTGAGGATCACGGCGCCCGCGGCGACGGGATCGAGAAACTGCTCGGCGCCGGTCAGCTCGAGCGGCATGCGCGTGTCGGTCTTCGGCATCAGCGTGCCTCCTCGGTCAGGGTTTTGCGGGTGGCGATGAAGGCCTCGGGCTCAAGGCCCATCTGCGAGCAGAGCTGGCGCTCGATCTCCGAGAGCCCGTCGGGGCTCGTCGCGGCCTTGTCGGGCACCGGCGCCCGGCCTTGCGGCAGGACCGGCGTCGCCGCGTCGAGATAGGCCTCGAGATCGGCCATATTGCGGGTGGCGAGCTGCCGCGCCCAGCCTTCCATGGCGGGGGTCAGCTTGCCGCTCTCCAGCCCGCCCGCGATCAGCGTATCGGCCTTGTCGATCGCGCGCTCGGCTTCCAGTGAGGCCAGCTGCCGCTTGACGTCCTCAAAGGCGGTCATGGGGACGAACTCGGCGAGGTTTGCCTCAACCCCCGGCGCCTTCAGGCGCGTGCAGAGCTGACGGACGGCCTCATCGTCCATGGTCTCAAGGCCAGCGGCTTCGGTGAGGGAGGCCAGAACCCGGCCGGTTGCGGCGACGGTCTCGACCGAGTGTTCGGCGGCGGCAATCACCGCCGCGTCGTCTGCGTCCCCGGAAAGTCCGAGGGCGGCCGCGATCTTTGCGCGGAAGTCCATTGTCTCTGCCTCCTTGCTGGCAAGTTGTCTCAGGGTGGGAATGGCGGGGTCATTGGTCAGCCCCCCGCCTGCGATCCGCACGACCGAGCGGTCGGGGGTGTTGTAGAAATCGGGAGAGAAGAACCGATAGGCGCGGCTGCGGAGCGCCTCTGCACCGGCCGGTGTCCAGTCGACGGCGGCCAGCACCCGGTTGCCCGCGACCCTGAGCCCGGTGATCCAGCCCGCGGCATCGCTGCGCTTCTCGGCCCGCCCGGCGATCCCGTGGCCGAAATCGATCGGCAGCACGCCCCCCGGCTTTGCGGCCAGAGAGCTTGCCAGAACCTGCCCGGCCCGGGCGGGATCGAGATGAAACGCGCCCCGGCTGTCGGCCAGGGTGAAGCGGCCCACCGGCATCAGTTCGATCTCCGATGGCGCGTCCGTCACATCGATGGCCGCGGCGGTCTGGCGTGTGAGTGTGGCGTCGGATCCCAAAGCCCCTCTCTCCCTCGTGGTGATGAGGGGGTTCTGGCGCGGGTGGACGCAAAAAGGCCCGGTGAAGGGCTTCACCGGGCGGGTCTTCGATCTGTCATCCGAGGGGACGCGCCAGACCGTTTTTAATTTTGCCTGAGCGCTTTCAAAAATGGGGGGTTTGGAGTTTTACGGGGGACAGGCCCCCAGAGGGTCACGCGGCGCTCTGTGGCGATTTTTTGGGGGTATCGCCGTCGAGGCTCTGGAGACGAAGTTCGAGAAACCTGATCGCGCCGAGGGTGCGCGTCTCACCGGGCAGCCCTCTGGCCCGCTCCAGCTCTTCCCGGGCTTCGGCCAGCGCGATGCGGACATCGCCGACTTTGTCCATGTCGAGACTTTCATCGATGAACATCGTCGAGCACCTCCAGAAGCGCGGCGCGGTCCGCAAACAGGCGATGGACCCAGCCGGACACGTCATAAGAATACGCGATTATACCCTGCCGGTCCAGCCAGCGCAGCCGGGCATGCTGGATGAGGACCTCGCGTTCCAGATCTCCGAGCCCGTCGAGATAGGGCACTGACCAGCCGGCGGAGATCTCGGTGAGGAAGTCGGTCAGGCTCCGGTCGAGCAAGACCCTGTCGCGCAGACGGGGACGCGCCTGATACACGTTGCCGGCGGGTGTGACGGCCGTGACGTCGGCGAGCTGATAGTCGATCGCCGAGGCCAGATCCTGTGGCGAAAGGGGCCGCTCGGACGGATGGGAGTGAATAAAGCTGGAGCCGGGCGGCAGCTCCAGTTCCGGCGGCAGCCCCCTGAGACGGGACGGCCGGGCCTTCGTTGCCTGAACCGGCGCGAAGATCCGGCCCTCCGGGGTGAGGAAGGCGCCACGCTCGAAGCCCTCGAAGAGGATGTTCTGGCGCAGCTGGGCCGCAAGACCGATGCGGGCCTGATGACCGGCAGGCCGGTCGTCCCCGGCGATCCGGTCCATCCGGCGCTCCATGTCGAGCCAGTCCCGGCCGGGATTGCCGTCAAAAGCCGGATCGACGCCATCCGGGACCACGTCCTCGGGTCCGCGCCGGGGATTGGGCACGGCGACCTCGTCGAGATCAAAGGGCGGTGAAACCGTGAACTCGCCCCGGTCGATCTGGCCCTGGGTGATCTGGAAGACCGCGCATTTGCAGAACCAGCCATTGGGTGGGTAGATCTGCGCCCAGACCGGATCATCCACCGGGCGCACAAGCCCGTCAAAGCGCTTGTGCTCCTCGCGCTTCGTGGGCCGGTCGATCTGGCGATAGCCCAGATAGGGGAAAGCGCGTTTGGTGCGGTCAATCCGGGCCCAGCGGCCGGCGGCCAGCGCGCTGCGCATATTGGTGTCGGAGATCACCCGCAGCCGCCGGTCGGATCCAAGGCGCACCGTCTCGATCTCGCCGGTGCGCGGATCCTCGATCAGACTGTCGCCCCACCAGCCGGCCTCCTGCAACGTGGGCTTCAGGCTGGCTTTCCAGTCTTCAAGCAGGGTCCCGTCCACCATGGCTGCGGTCAGGCTGTCGCGGATGGTCGTCAGCACATCGTCCTGCATCGCCTTGGCGACCACGAAACTGCGCGCATGCTCCTGTTGCCAGACATCGCGGTAATCGAACCGGTCATCGGGCGGAGCCAGCCCCTTCGACCGAAAATACGCCAGCGCCTCCTCGGGGAGCAGCGGCTTCAGCCCAACGCCCGGCCCAACATCCGGCCCCTCCATCTCAGAGCCCCATGCTGCCGCCGAGGCGGGCATTGAAGATCGATCGGGCGAGCAGCGCGCGCAGCTCCGGCGTCAGGCTCTCGCCTTCGAGCGCCGCGAGGATCGCCAGCGCCTCGGTGAAACTGCCGGCATCGCGGATCCGGGCCAGAAGCGCGGAGAGATCGGCGTCCACCGCCACGCTGAGGGCGCCGCTGGCCCGCAGCTGCTCTGTCAGCTCCCCGACCGGATCCCCGCCGGTCTGGCGGGAGGCCAGCTGCCGCTCTCCCGGTGCCCCGGGCGGGTCGACAGTCCCGGTCTTCGCCGGAAAGCGCAGCACCTCGTCCTCGTCATCGGGGCGCCGGATCGAGAAGGCGCGGTAAATATCGGCCGTGGCGATCTGCAGCCCCGCCGGGCCGGCCACTTCCATCAGCCGCAGCAGATGATCGGGATCGACCCGCTCGGGCGGGGCAAACCGGACGCGCGGCAGCGCCACGCCCGGACCGAGATTGTGATGCACAAGCGGCCGGGCAAGGTCGCGCATGACGGTCGTCGCGAGCTGCTCCGCATCGGCATCGCGGATATCGTCACGCACCTGCTCGTGGATCTTGCCCACGGCATGGCCCCCGGCAATGGCATCGGTGGTGGCCACCTGACCGAGCACGCCTTTGGAGATCTGCTCGTCCCACCAGCGCGCGGCGCGCTCATAGGCATCGACCGTCCCTGAGACGCTGGCCGCGATCACCTCGGCCTCCATGCCATGGGGGATGATCGCCGCCATGTCGGTCCCCATCATCTTCAGCGCCCGCAACAGCGTCCGCCGGTCTTCCGGCGAGGTCGTGTTCGGATCGTATTTGCCGAGGCGCAGAGGATGGCCATAGGCCTCCAGAAAGACCGCCCAGTCCTTCACTTCCCAGTTCTTGAACATCCACGCCCAGGCGCAGAGCCGCGCAAGCCCACCCCGGACCGGCAGGCCGGATTTGGTCTTAGCGACGTGGATCACGTATTTGTCGGGCAAGAGCGGCGCGCCGTCTCCTGCAAGGCTGAGGGCCGTTCCGGTCTCCACGTCGATGTCGAACCACGCCAGCGGCCGCCATTCGATGGCCTCGACCCGCGCGCCCTTCCAGACGATCTCACAGATCGACATCCCCTTGCCGACCGCATCGAGCATATCGAGGAGTGCCTCGCGCACCGCCGGGCCCGACAGCTCCTCGCGCACCAGATCGGCGGCATCATTGGCGGCATCGGTGTCATCGCCCGCCTCGACGATCAGATCGAGGCTGCGGATCGCGCGTTTGCGCACGCCCAGCACGGCCGCGTAATGGAGGTCTTTCTCCTCCATATCCTCCGCCAGCTCGAAATAGGCCCGCGGATCGCCCATCTCTGCCGCGAGCAGGATCTGCGCCAGCCGGTCGGGATAGATGCCCTGGGCGGCGAAGGCGCGGCCAAACTGCCGGACGCTGCCCACCTCGGGCGCGGACTGGACCTCCTTCAGTTCTCTTGTGGTCTTCCCCCACTGAAGTGGTCCTCCGCTATGTTAGGAAAACGGAGGAAACAGATGGCAAACAAGCGACCAAAGCCAGAAGAGATTGTTACGAAGTTACGGCAGGTTGAGGTTCTGACGGGGCAAGGGATGCCGCGTCTGGATGCGATCCGCCAGATCGGCGTGACTGAACAGACGTTCTACCGCTGGAAGAAAAAGTACGGTGGAATGGGCACGGACCAATTGAAGGAACTAAAGCGTCTTCAGAAAGAGAATGAGCGGCTGCGCAAGGCTGTTTCGGATCTGACCCTGGACAAGCTGATCCTGGCGGAGGCCGCAAAGGGAAACTTCTG